AATACATTATCCATCATTGCTTGAATAGGAATTGCTCGTGAACTTGCAGCATTACGACTGAACATACGATGAGTCATTAACTCACCATGGATGAATCGTGGATACTCTAATTCAAAAGTAATGATTTTGCAATTTGGATCTAAAGAGGATACCGACTTAGCGATAACCTTTGCTGTAATATTACTCATACAATCTCTACCTCTACTGTGATTTCTGATGTGGTTTGGTCATTTTCAAAATATTCAATGCAATTTGTAGCATTGTCTTTCTCTATCTGGCGAATAGCTTCTACTGATCTGTCAGATTCATTATATGCTGTGATAGGTATTATGGTTTCAAATTCACGAACCTCTTTCACTTTAAGTTTAATGGAATTAGGTTTAGGCATTACACTTACTCCTCTTGGTTAAGTTGTGAGGCTCATTTTACAGAACCTCACAACTAAGTCAATAACTTTATGGAGCTACTTGTATATTAATAGTTTCAGCTACTGTGTTACGACCAATAGTATAACTCTCAGTATGAACCATCATAACTTGAGCAGGTACAGAACTGAATCCTAAGATTCCTGAGTACTCTACACCTTCGGTATCCGTACCAAAGAAAGCACCATTCATAACTAATCGACCATTATCAAAACTACAAGTGTGATGCATATCTCCACAACGGAAGTAATCACCATGTAGTCGTAATTGATTACCACGATCTTTCAGCTTCTTATCCATAGATGCTTCAGTACAGTTGTTAGTGTAACCATGCTCATAGATAGCAATCCGATCATATATCTCTGCATAAGTGAAACAACCTTCAGGGATCTTGAAGTTTACATGGGAGTACCCCGCAACTTGACAATAACCTTCTAATGCTTTGTAGATTGCAAAGTCGTATGCAAACAACCCAGCTTTAAATGTATCCATCCCTTTATGCTGACTTGCACCATGATTACCTGCAATACAAATAACTTCCATGGGAATACCTAAATCACCTAAAGGCTTAATTAGGTATTTCCAGATATGTGCAGTAGCTAATGCAATTTGTTCGGATAATCCTGAATCTGTGGAAGTAGCAGAACTAACACCATGTTTTAAATGATCTTCTACAATATCACCAATACTTCCTATAATTATCTTCTCAAAGTTATAGGTTGGGTCCTTCATCTTATCCAAAATAGCTAAGCTATAACGAGCCATACTTTCTTCAGCGATTATTGAATTATAGTGTTGACCAACCTTACCAATCTGGTAATCACTGAACAGGATCTCAGCTATAGCATTGATCGCTCTACGGTTCTTTTTGAGGGTATGCTTACCTTTGTACCCCTTAATCTTAGGAAGAGCTGAGATAGCTTTAGCAACAGCATCATTAAGCGTTTCTTGAGCCTGATAAGCATCTACTAACTTCTTAGCAACCCTACGAGCTGCATTAGCACTATTACGGCTAGTATGCATAGATACTACAGCTTTTACATCGTTCTCATCAGCTTGGAAATCATCTGGTTTATGGTAACAGAATCCACTACGTAATTGCTTAGTGGTTAGATCTTCAGCACCGGGAACTTCACATGCTACAAGTTCTTTAAGTATTTCAGACCAAGTACAACCATTTGCACGATCCTTTACGATATCATCAACAAGTTGACTGCTCCATTGGAACTTAGTAATTTTAGGCATTAAATCTTCTCCACTAAGAAGAATTCATGACCACTTGCCCAGATAGTCTCATTACCTTTTTTAATAAAGATAACTCCGTTGCTGGCTACCATCATTTTACCTTGGTAATCTTTAGATTCACCTGTTTCCATATTTGTAACTCGAATCATAAATTATTACTCCTATCTTGGTTTACGGGTAGCAGTTTTCTTAACTACTTTTTTAACCACTCTCTTAGCGGAGGTTTTAGTAGTTCTTCGTTCTGCTTTTGGTTTAGGCTCTGGGTAAATATACATTTGTACATTCCCACTGTCAACATCTTTTTGATGTTTCTCTAAGAAGTCAGCCACACTTCTATACCATTCAGGACCTCTACCTGCTTTATCAGGTAGACCAATTTGACGGTTACAATTATCACACAATGCAGCCCTAATTAGTTTTGTCCTATGATCGTGATCCATTACAACCCTTGCAGGTGGTAATAGCTTTAGAGCTGTAGGGCATATCGCACAAGTTCCTCCTTGGTTAGAGATGAACATAGGTTTAAGAATGTTTTTCATCTTAGCCATAGAATATCTTATAAATCCTTTTTCTTCAAGCTCTTTTAGTTTTTTATTACTTGTAACACTATTAGCTCTAGACATTATATCTCCTAGTGTAAAGTCATTTCATAGAAAAAACCAATGATACCTTTAGTAGGTATCATTGACCTAATCCATCCTAAGTTATCGTAGTATCTGTAAGCTTGGCCAGTTTCATCTCTCTTCATGTTGAGAGCTTTTATTTTACCATCAATACGTTTAAGAACTACGAATTCCCCCGTACTAGGGGGAATATTTGACAAATCGTAAGTATTAGAGTCCATGACGGAACTTAGCCAAAGGTGCCATTACGTAATCACCCTCTTTTACTTCATAGTGACGAATCCAAAGAAGTGTTGCAACTTCCAGTAATAAATCATAAGGCTCTACAACCATACGTTCATGTTTACCCGGTTTAAGTTCCAAAGTAGGAGCACCGAACTCATCTTCAACAAAACAATCCCATTTATAATATTGGAAGGTTTGGTCCATTGCACCTTTCTTCCATAAAGCCATACGAGCTGCTTTTGCTTTCTTACGGAATGCAGTTATCTCTTTTGCATGAACACCACGGTAAGAGTAATCCCAATTATTCTTACGGATCTCATCTTCAACATCTTGTTCTGCCATGAAAACAGGTACGTAATCTTCCCAGCACTTTAATACAGTTTCGTACAATTCACGTTCTGTATTCAAAGGTTCAATAGTTTCATAAAGCTTAACAGGACCAAAACCTTTAATTCCGGGAATGTTATCAATGTCATCACCTTGAAGCATCTGAAGGTACAAACCTTTTAGACCATCAAACTTAATTGAACGATCTTTAACTTTAACACCACATTCTTTATAACGAGTTTTTAAAGTTACACTACCTAACTCAGATATCCAACGTAACTCTTCAGTACGAGGATTGTAATGTGGACCAGCTGATTGAAATGTATCTTTATCCACAGATACCATTACAACGGGACATTCCATCTCTTCTGGATTCATTGGATTGATCTCACCTTTCTGGATCTTAAGTGGTAACTCTTTCAACCACTTCTGATAAGCTTGGTAATGATCAGTAACAACAGGATCTTCAGCTTCCATACCTGTAGCTATCTTAGCTCCATGGTACTCTATCATGTGTTCACGAATGGTATCATAATAATGTGGACGGGTTACACCAGAACGATTAGCTTTATATTTTTTAAGTGTAGCAATATCATTACGAAAGTTGGTATCACCTTGAGTAATCCAAAGATCCTGAGAGCCACCACCCAAATCATCTATGATCCGTTGAATTGTCATGTTGACAGAGTGTAAACAGTTTTCGATAGGTTCAAGCTCGATACGTTGCTCGAAGGTTACATGCTTCCATCGTTTATCATTAGCTAAACGATCTTCCATTTCAAATTTATCTTTAACACCCATCTTCTCATAAAGTTCTGTTTTAGAATCAGCTTCAAATTTAACTTTACCCTTAACAGATATAGTTTCAACAAGCTTCTCGCATACTGCACCTACTGCGTATGCAATCCAGTCAGCATCATGTACGATATGAGGACCACCTTCATAATATTTTAACTCATGTCCTTTTTCTTGTTTCATTGGCTTAGAAATAGCCATAGACACCTCCTCTTTTTATTGATATTAAAAAGCCAACCTAAATGGTTGGCTTTAATCTAAAAGTTACTAAAGATTAGAAAGGATCATCTTCATCTTCATCTTCATCTTCGTCACCTTCACTTTCTTCAGCCTTAGCTGCTGCTGCTGCTGCTGCTTTTTTAGCTTTAGCTTTTTTAGCCTTAGCTGCTTTAGCTTTTGCTTCAGCTTCAATTTCAGCTAACTCTTCATCTGTTAATTCATCTTCTTCTTCGTCTTCTTCAACGACAGGTTCCTTCTTAACAGCTTTTTTCTTAGCTGGTTCTTTCTTTTTAGCTGGTGACTTTACTTCTTCTTCTTCTTCTTCTTCAGGCACTTCTTCATTCTTAGCTTTTTTAGGTGCAGCTTTTTTCTTAGCTGGTGCTTTACGAGAAGGTTTTTTAGACTTCTCTTTAGGGTTATCAAAAGTTCCGTACTCTTCTACCCAGCCTTCGATCAATTCATCTAAGTAGCAACCAGTTCCTTCTACCAAGTCAGCATACTCTTCAGATTGGAGAATCTTAGAAGTTATAAACATACCACATGCTTCAGGGAGTTCTTGATCAAAACGCTCATCAAAACCGTCACCTGCTTGTGGATTACCTTTTTTATCTAGTTCAGGACTTACTAAGTCAAAAAGGAACTTAGGAAGATTTTCATCTGTTTCAACATCTTTCTTAGCTTTAGGAGACATAGAACTTACTTCCCAAATTTCTACATCCTTACCACCGATCTTATCTTCAATTCGGGTAAATGTTAATAACTTACCTACACAATCGGATAGGTCTACGAAACCATCTGAAGATCGTGCTTTAGCATTAGCAGAGTCACATAGCTTACCAAGGAAAGCTTTCTTACCTGTGTTGGCATCTTTAACCATTGTTTCGATTAAAGGGAATTCTTCTTTACCAATTTTCTTAACACAAGGGGTATAAATATAACCCTCTTCTGCATCATCATCATCTTCTGTGAAGCCAATGAAGTGGACTACAATACCGATCTGTTCTTTTTCAACAGTATCATCTTCACCACCTTGGAAATCTTTTACAGATTGTGTACCTAATTCAGCAAAACCTAGAATCTGTACATCGTAAGGCACATTCAGCTTAGGTTCAAACTTGCTGCTTTTTTCTTTCTTAATTGCTTTTGAAATTGCCATGGTATTTAATACTCCTATTTAGTTAATTTTAGTTAAGTGAATTAAGCGAAGGTAAATCCTGATGGGCCACTTACACCCGTCATTCGTGCTGTTACGGAACGGTGACGAACACTACGTTTATTCACTTCAATATTGTGATTAACGATAGCCTTACCTTGCTTAGATTCATAATCATTAAAGACCGAACCCGGTTCTTGCTTGTCACCATTTGGTTTATATTTACTGTTATTGAACAGAGTGATGGTTTGTTTATTAGTTGTTGGACTCGTGTGAGTTTTGATAGCTTCAGCAGCTACAGCTTCACGATACTGTTGGGGTGTGATATTTAAAATCTTAGCCATAGCTACTTCATCTTGTGTAAAGCCACCATTGAAAGCTTTGTAAGCTAGATTTTTAATCGAATTACCTAATCCCATAATTTGTACTCCTCAGTTATTAATTTGAATTGTGATTGTTACTACCAGTGTAGTATGAACTAATTAATCTTCATCGTCAACATCTATTTCACTATCAATCTCCTCTTCTTTAATTTCTTTTAATTCTTGGATTCGTTTAGACCATAGTAACAGATGCTCCTTAAACTGTCCAGCTTGCATCAGACCAATTAAAGGCTTACCAACTACTTTACCTTTATACAGAACCAAGGTAGTAGGAATACCACGTACAGCGTAAGATGGAGGAATTTCTACTGATTCCTCTACATCTACACTAACAAACTTAAATTCGCTAACCACAGATGGATCATTACCATCTTCGATTGCTTCCTCTTCAAAGGTGATAGAGTCATTCATAATTTCATCCATAAGCTTACAAGGACCACACCAGTTAGCTCCGAATTTTACAAGAACAGGACCTTCATAGTCAAGCACTTCTTTTTTAAATGTTTCATCGTTAACTTTTAACATCTTAACTCCTTTACTTTATTTGATGATATGTATCATATACCTATCATTTATGAATGCAACTACTTATTAAATTTAATTCTATTATTTTTAAGTAGATCATTATAGAGATTTCCAACCTTCTCAGGGTCTAATCGGAATGCTTTAGCAGTAGCTACTACTGAATTACCATTAATTAGCATTTCATTACAACCTTTCCAGTTCTCTTCTGTTGGTGAATTGTATTTTGACATCTCTTTCTCCTCATTTAAGTTAAGTCTAACAAATGCTGTAGTATTTTTCAATTTTAAAATGACCTCCTCTGATTGAATCTCCTTTAATATGAAAGGCCATTTACCACCACAAGGTATTAAAGTCCCCTCAACTACACAAGTATTAGATGTTTCGTAGTAGCACCCTTCACAACTTAAAGAGTTATCTATTTTAGTTACTTCTACATCAGTCCCATTATCTGTTGTGATTATTGAACCATATGCGTATTCAGTACTATCCGACATGATTAGTATCTACTATATTAAGTTCAACTAGGCTACACATCCATCCTTGAGCTTCTAGATCTTCCCAAGTTGTATGTAGTTTCCCTCCTATTGAACACCTAGCAAAGTGTACAGCTAAGTCCTGAGAATGTGATTTAGATTTACGGGCTGAATTTATTAATACATCAGCTTCCAATGGGTTGTGACATACCCAATATTTAAGTTTATGTTTTTTACCCTTATTCATGAATAGCTATTCCTCACTTTAATTTATTAGTTAACAAACCCTGTGATACTCTTCGTAATCTAGTACTTCTGAGGAGGTAGTAGTATCATCAGGTACTTTAAGAATAAAGTTATCTTCTATACAAGGGATATCTTCTCCACCTATCTTGCAAATTAAATTATTCTCTCTGAAGTAACAATCATTACAACTTCCTTCATACTCTTCAACTACTTCAAGCTTTGTTCCGCTATCTGTTGTAATTATAGAACCGTGTTCATATTTATTCTCACTATGCATTACATAAACCCCTCTTTAGTTTCCTTAGATCTTTTATTAGGTCTAGGAAGTAATAACCTCCTTCGTTACCCTTAATTTCTGTATCTCTTGTACCTCTAAAAGATTCGTAAGACACTAATAGTACATCTTCACCTTTAACATTACATTCACCAGTGTACCATCTAAGTTCAATACCACTACCGTGTGAATTAAAAGAAACCGTATAGTACCAAGTACGCAAACCATCAGTACTAAATACAGGTTTACCTCTTCTGACTATTTCAGTAACCAAAGCAGTTCGGTTAGAGCCTCGTGGACTGTTTGATGATAAATTAGTCGGCATTACACTCTCCTTTAATTAAATTAGTGAGGAGATTGTAATAGATCCTCACTAATTGTCAACTAATAAATTATAATTTTTTTAATACCAGCAAGTTCAGCAGCATTAGTGCAATTATCACATGCATAGCTATGTCCAGTTAAATAAAGTGTTGCCCCTTTACACTTAGGTCCTGCTTTAGTTATTGCAATTACCTCTGCATGTGCTTCCTGATCACATACTTCTTTACAAAGATGATAACCTTCTCCACTAGCGTAACCTTCAGACTCTCTTGGGCAAACCTCCTGTGGGTTAGCACAGGAGTTATCACCTTTAAAGATCTCACCATCACTTGCAACAATTACAGCTTTTACTATTTGTTTAGCACAAGTCATAAAACCTCCTGTTAATGGCAATCTAACCAACTAAGTCCAATTTTGTACTCAGCATCTAGTGGACAGTTAAGTTCATAAAACTCACCAGCATCTATAATTGATTGCTTCATCATTTCACCAACCATCTCTGCATACTTTGGATTACAATGTATTTGGCTCTCATCGTGGTAAGTAATAACAATCTCACCAAAGAAGTCATCAAACTCTTCACGGAACTCTTGAAGCTTTACAGCCTGAGTATCAAAAGCTTTCTTCATAACTAAAGCACCACCAGATTGACATGCCAAGTTAAGTGCAGCATGAACACCACGTACAGGCATCATACGTCCATCTATTGCTACTAAGAAACCTTGCTCTGCATCTTTCTGGATACGGTCAATACAATCACCTAAAGGTTTAAGACCCTTCATAATCCGCTCACGAATCTGAGTACCTATTACTGTATTCTGTGCTTCGATGAAGGTAATAGATTCCTTCTCAGCTCTCCAATGTGAAAGTCTCCAACCACCTCTAAGTTTCTCCCAACCATTATCCCAGAGATAGTCTTCATCAAACTCCCCACGGTTAAGCTTAGCAACAGACCCAAGTTTACAATCACCTGCACCAAATATCAATGCGTACTCTACAGTTTTCGTATCTCCTCGTGTTTCAATCCATTCGTCAATAAGCTTCCAAAGGATTGTATGGAAATCACCATCAGTTATCTCAAATGTAGTTTGTACATCATTCATCAAGTGAGCAAGTATACGTAACTCTAAACCACTAGCATCACAACCTATCTGAGCCATACGACCTTTAACGTATGAAGTCATCACAAAATCAAGTTTAGGCTCACCCTTTTTATCAACTTCACCTGTGTCCACCTCTTTAAACTCGAAACGATCTACGATGGACTTGTTAAGTTCCACATAGTTGTTTCTCATTTCCTCAGTACCAAAGGTCATATCATAGCTCCAAGGCTCTACACGGTCATCTAGAGGCGCTACAAAGCATCTACGCATCTCACGACCCCATCGTGCATCTACTGAAGGTACATTAACTACCCCCGCATGGCGACTACGGGCTGTAGGTGTCCCTTGTGGTGTATTCCTGCAAGTTATCTGTCCATCATCCCGGATAAGGTTCAACCAACCCTTTGTAGGGTCTTTAAAGTTCTTTATAGCTGTTCTACGAGCTGAATCTACAAAACGATCTTGTACCTTCATGCCTAAGTCATTAGTCATACTATTGAAGGATGATTCTGTTAATTTAGGGTTACCTTTATCAGTAAACTCATCAGGTATCCATTCGTAATGTTTTAAGAAGAGGGCTTTAACCTGATTATTTGATGATAATTCATAAGGTAGATACTCAATTTTAGAGTAAGGCCCCACCACAACATCCTTTAATGGCTCACGTATGGATGTGTACGGGCCAATAATTGTTTCTTTGAGTAACCACTTAGGTACAGAGGTACGAAGCTCTCCAGCCTTCTTAGAGGCCGTTGTATCCTTAGTATCTTTAAGATGATCCCAATCTTTGAGAGCCATGCCAGCTTCACTAGCTAATTCTTCGATAAATCCTTCTGGATCATCTAAGTAATGGTTGGATTCTTTAGCCTTAATCCCAGCAGATTTTAACCAAGTTTTAAGGATACGTTCTGGGAACTCAAAAAGCTTCCTTGGCGGGAACATCAAATCCATTTGCTCCTTAGCTGTCATATACTTCGTGCCTGTAGAGAATGCTTTATCAAAGTAGTTCTGTACAAGTGCCTTCAACTCTCGATCTTGGCTATAAGGCATCAATGTAGGTTTACCATGACGGATATCGTCATTATCCCAATCCCACTCCATAGGCCAAAAAGCTTTTAGTTCTGTTACAGGTTCTCCGTTACTTTTTAATAAAGGATGGGGATCACCATACTCATCTAACTCCGTTACAATTTCAGTAATAGAATGACCCATATCTATTAATGGTTTAGATAAACCCACTTCCATGGATTCTACATACTCTTGATTATCAACTTTAGATGAGACAGCTTCACTAAATCGTAGAGGTAATTGAGGTAAAACTTCTTCGTCACACTTAGCAATTAGTGAGTCTAATTTATTAACAAATCGAATAGCATGTTCTTCATCAAAACCACTACCAACTCGTTCAGCCCTTGCTATTATAGTTGAAGCACGATGCTCTATGTTTAAGGGATTCCTCCAATCAATACCATGGTGGATTTTATCAGCACCTATTTCATCAATAAGTTCTACGTAGGTCATTACATTGTTTTTAACATCATCACGTAGGCGTTTAACCATATCCATACTAAATACAGTCCAGTCCTCAATACCCGGCTTAGGCATACCATTACGTTCACCCCACGCTTCTAAACCATGAGGACCACCTTTAATTCCCTTAACAGCTGGACGGTCTACGTATTGAGTACGAGACATTACAAGGGTATCTATAATCCTACGCTTATCGTTTAGTTCAAAACCTTTATACCAATCATAACTCATTATCCGATTTAGTAATGGAACATCGTATTGAATAAAATTATGACCAATTAGAACATCACAACGATCCAAGTAGTTCTTAAGCATAGACATAGGAAATATTTTAGTACCACTTGTTGCAGTCCTACGTATTCTGTCACCGTATTTCTTTAACATTTCCTCATCATAAAATTCAACAGCTTCCATGTCATCATGCTTTACGTCAAAATCAACAGCAGATGTAAAGGTGATTATCTTACCTGTAGATCGGCTTAATGGCCAACCTGATGGAGACACGTTAATAAACCTGACACACCAAATACGATCAGCTTCAGGTTGTCCACGGGGAGTTAAGAATAAACCGTTTGACTCTAAATCTCCAAGTGCTCTAAACTTTTTCTTCTTAATTCCCATTTGAAGATTCCTTAATTATCTCAAAGAAGTGGTGACCTTTAATTTCATCATTCCCTTTTAATCCAAACACTTCATAAAAAGAGTAATTATGAGGAGAACCCTTCTCTGAAGTAATCTCAAATGAGTCTAAATCAGTATCATACTCATATTGATAAACTTTTTCAACTTTATACTCCTTACCTACCACTAAAGCAGGTCCCGAACCATCCTCCATCTGACAGTCATCTATAGCTAGTAGTTTAGTTCCTATTTTTAGCATAATACCTCCTACATTCTAAGTTTAAGTTTAATATCCGTAGCTACAAAAGACTGTAGCTTATTTATTTCCCCATCTGATATTAATCCTATATTAGATGGGTAACCATTGTCAATTAATTGTCCAACTTCTTCAATAATTTTAATAGAGTATGTACTAATAACCGAAGGAGTTATACCTTTCTTCAATAAACAAGAAGCTACACCTACACGCCACTGTTTTAAATCAATCAAAGAAAACCTCCTTTAAGTGATTAGCGACATTTAAAGGACCCATTAGTGCTACATGATCTACAGGTAGCATAGGCTGCACAATCGCTGGATGGAAGTTACCATGAAACATATCCATCATAACCTCTTCCATCTCTTCAGCTTCAGATCCTTTCATATTTGTTAGCTTGTCTACATTAACTCCTGCCTTAACTAACTGAGTCTTAACTTCTGCCATCCAACAGTATAGGTGCCATTTTGATAACTTCATTAACGTGTTCCTCTTCCAATTAATAAACATTTACGACTAGCACGAGTGATAGCAGTATACTTCCAACGGTTATGTTCTTTTAAGTTAGAACCCGGTAAACGTTCCTCAATAATTACAACATTAGGATACTCGCTACCTTGGCTTTTATGAACTGATAAGCAATACCCAAAATCAAAATAAGCCCTACGTTTATCCGGATTTTCAGGAACCTCTCCATTAAAAGTATTTTTATCTACAATAAGCTCAAAACTCTCTTCGTATCCATCTGGTTTAAATTTGATAGATATCGTGCTTACATTAACTTCTAGTATCTTTTCAACTGTACCCGTCATTCCATTATTAATTAGCATATCTCGATTATTTTTAAGACAAACTAAACGTTCACCTTCCTCAGGGATATCACCCTCATAACCACGGTACTCCCTAATCTGTCTATTAACTCTATGTCGCGTTCTATTAGTTGCACATAAAACAACATCAGCCCAATTTAAGGTTTTAATGTTATTAGATTCCTTCTTTGGGAATTGACAGAAATCTTTACCAATTTTACCCATTGGAATTTTCTCATTCTGCCTGCACATTTGAGAGGCTATGATGATCCCGCTAGAAGCTTCCTGACGCATGATTTCATCTAGGTTAATATGAGGACGTGCCATAATATTAGATCCACGAGAACCACCCACTGGATCAAGCTGACCTTTATCACCAACATATATAATTGGAATACCAAATGATTCTAAATCTCTTCGTATATCAGGATCGGCCATACTAGCCTCATCGACTACTATTAATTCGATATCATCAAGATCTTCTTTAAGTTCTTGTCTCACATTAAAATCATCATCAATATCATAATCATAAATAGAGGAGTGGATGGTATGTGCATTCATTCCTTTAGATTTCATAACCTGTGCTGCTTTACCAGTGTAAGCACAGTATAAAATATTATTAGGCTTATAACCAAGGTCTTGAGATATAACATGGCTTAATAGAGTGGTCTTACCTGTACCAGCGTAACCTCCTAGAATAAAAGGTTCCCTCATAGGGCCTTTAGACCAATCTATTAACATTGTTCTAGCTATCCCTTGTCGTTTTGTAAACGAGATTTCATCTAACATTTTACCTCCTACTTTTTAACAAGAGTTAAGTGTGCTCTTGATTTGATTGGTTTTATCTTAGGATTAAATCCTACTATTTTTAAGTTTTTACTACTTAATAAAGGTTTAGGTTTCTCTAAATTATCAGAAACAATTGAAGTATCTTCTTCGTAATTATCTTCCCTATCATTGTAAGTCATATCACCTATAGGAAACGAAGAATTAGCTGGATCTTCCTTGGCGTAGATCACTTCTAAAGACTCTAAAGGACAATAAATACTATAAGGGACACCACTAAAACGAGCTGTGAATGACATAACTTTACTATTTAATTTAAAATCAATAACAGCCGATGATGACACATTGAAAATAATACTTCCATCTTGAATTAAATGTTCAGGAACTATCACATCTTTGACATTACAATTTACTAAGATATAAGGTGTAAGGTTATTCTCACAGATCCATTGAATATGTGCATTAGCATAGAAACTTGTTAGTGGCTTATACATTATGAGCCTCCTCGTTATTATGTTCAGATAAAAATCGTGCCATTCCAATATAAATAGCTAGAATTATTGTAGAACTAGTGAATGGTTCTATCGAGTACCTGTGTAAAAAAAGAGAAGAACTTGTGTATCCTAATTCAATAGCAAGTATAGTAATAGCTTCAGGCAAGTGCTCCGTCAAAGCTTTTAATTCTTCAGTACATCCATTAGGATTACCCAACTCTATCTGAGAAAGATGATGTTCTATAGATATTCTACTATTAAGTTTTATACCTTTTAATTCGCAATAATTACGTATTAAATTAATATTACGATCTTTTATAGGTGCTTTAATCATTTAACACCTCCCTCATGGCTAACTATGTGACAATAAATTACATCTGTGTAAGAGTCTGGTAGACTTAATTCATCCAAACTATTAGCAATACTATTTCGTGTAAGTTCGTCTTGTTTTTGTAAAGCCTTACGGATACGATGTTCTACAGCACCACGATTATTAGGAGAAATAACATCTTCTAAAATTTCTACAACAGCTTTAGCTCTTTCTAGTACGTTCATTTGATACCTCCTTGGTAATTCATAAGAGCCTCTTGAGTGTCTATAACTTCTAAACAACCACCAGTTTCGGTAGAGGTTGGTAAATTATTAATTAAAGTACAGCAAGCTTCACGAGTGATTCTATCCTGTTCCAATAGAAGAAGTCTTAGACCTTTCTTTAAACCGTCTATCAGATACCCCGGTACTTGAGACATAGCATCGTCTTGTATCCCTTCCTCATTGTAAATGAAGTTCTCGATACGTTTATTTAAAGTACTCATACTAATTCAACTCCTTCAATTATCTTCTTAGAATACTCAAAAGCCAACTTTCCATGTGGCTCTTTTAATTTAGATAATTCATTTATGCATTGTTTCTTAGTCAGCTCGTGCTGTTCTTTAAGAAGATGACGGACACTTTCCTTAAGAATCCTTAATTTATAACTTTCTAACTTATTTGTAAGTTGTGAGATACTTGAATCCCTTCCAGCCCACTTTGATATACGTACCGCTATTTGCATTTGATAGCTCCTTTCAAGATTTCGTAAACAGTATCATGACCACCACCGTTAAGCAACTCATCATTTGCATCTTTTCCAGATTTAGAAATAATAGGTATTAACTTATCCCCTAGTAGTTCCTTCATGCTCTCAATACACTTCAAACCAACATCATCATTATCACCCCAAAAGATTACTTTAGAATGGGATTCTACAAATTCAAGGTTATTAATAATTCCTTGAATTGACCCACCTGTAGGCAGGCTTACCACTCTGCACCATCTTCCTGTTTTCAGTTTCAAGGTTTCTAGCACCGTTAATGCATCAGGTTCACCTTCTGTAACAATTAGATAGCCCTTATTGGGTAAAGCTTCAGCCTGCCTTTGTAAATAAAGTTTACTACCACGAGTGCCACCTATCACAAACATTTGCTTCGGTAATATTCTAACTTTAAAACCACTGAGAACCGATTCAATGTATGTATCATCTTCTTCATCTATACCTTCCCGGCTATAGTACTCAAATAGTACAGCTTCGAGTGTTCCGAAGTAAGGCGACCCTCTCATTCTCGTACCAGAATATCTCATGGTACGGGTACTTATTCCTCTCCAAGCTTCCATGTAAGGAAAGCCTTTAGCTTGTTTCAATCTATCTTGTACATAACGCTCTGGTAGCTCCTGTGAGATCATTTCAGGAGACAGTACACCGTCAGTAACCCCAACTATGTTATCGACCTCCTGTGGGCTATACCAAGTACTACAGGACCAGCAATACCCAGATAAAACACCAGAATCATGAGAATGAATCTCTACAGCATCTGATGATGTACAACCTTTACCATCTGGATCATGACAAGGGTTATTAACACTAACCCTTTCACTGTTACCAGAGAAAAGATCATCTCTATGTGTTTTAATCGGTACTGATATTGCCACGTTTACTCCTCGAAATTAGGTTCTAACTTAACACGTTCAAACATCTTATCACAAATTTCTTTACCATGTGTATGTACTATTTTATTCATTTGAACTCTTGCAACATTTCTAAGGTATGTTGGACTTCCTGAATCCATGTAAGCTTTAAAAAACTCTTGGTACAACTCTTCTGTATATCCTTGTTTTTCCTCTTGTTCAGTCATAAGTAATTACGCTCCTTTTTGTATCTTTCCAACATTTGACCATACCCAGTTATACCTACTTCATTCATAAGCTCTCGCTTAATGTAATCAGCCTCAACCTTTTCAAAGTAGTGACCCTGACTCATAGTATTCATTTCTACAAAGATCTCGTAGTGCTCCTCTGAATAAGCCTTAGGCCATACTACTTTTTTATCTTTTTCTTCTAAAGGTTTACGGAATGTGTGTCCTTTAAACACTATAGTAATCACAGTACGATCCATCCAACCTTGTGAGACTTCATGCTGCGTATAATAAAGAGCATTACCAGATAAGTTAAGTCGAATAGCTTCTGGCTCATTAATAATACGTGAAGCCATTTCATATGCCATCTCCATAGACTTAACCTCACTAGGTAGATCTGCATTATATACTTCAGGTAAGCCATCACAGTAATAAGAGAATGCACATAACCAAGGCCTTGTATCGTCACGACTAGGCTGGTGTATCACACCACAATAACTATCAATATTACGAAACTCATAAACTTTATCTTCTACCCGTTCACGAATAACTTCACCAACTAGGAACATACCGATCTTACCGTCACCACGAGCTTCATAAAACATAGCTTCTGCTAAACAATCAATACCTCGCTGTGCTTCCATACTCTCATGGAAAGATTTAAAGTTATCAGCTTTACTATTACTAGCTCCTATGACAAGTAAAAGACCTAGCAGCACTAAAGCCCACCATGGTGTTTGTGGTTTATTTTTGTAATTATAGAGTTTAGTTGAATTCATTATTGAGTATTCTCCCCTAGAGTGCATAAATCGTGATGGTAGTGTTCCATAGCTTCCTTCCGATTGCAACGGTTAATTAAGTGTGCACATTTTTCACAATAATACTTACATGTGCTGTGATTATAGTATATAGCACTGCTAGACTTTTGGCAAGCAGTACGATTGCATTTACCACCAAATACACCCTTACTTTCAGAAGGTTTTAAATTAGTCATTCACGTCATCCCAGTAGTCATCACTATACTGACAATCATCCCAATTATAATAAACATCTAAGCCATCTAGACTTTCTTTATGTTTCTTAAGTAATCCACTTAACTCTAGATAAACTTGCCAGTTATTTGCTTGCTTCTCGGTTTTAAATAGACGGTTATAGTTATTCAGGTAGCCACCTTGTTTATAAACACCCATATCATTTAGACTGGAATCAGTAAACTTACTAAAGTCCCAAGAGAACGGATGCTTAACCCAATAACTTCTATCCTGAATGAAGGGTTTAGAGATTACCTTTAACTTCTCTACACCACCTAGACCCGAACGCCATAGGGTCATACCTGATTTAATCTGATTAGCATGTGTAATACGACCACGGACTTTATTAAGCTTTTTCATAATAACTCCTTATAAGAAACTGTTTGGATTAATTACTGAGATACCTTGTTCTGAACAATATACGTTAAAAGGTACGAGGTCGTCAACAACTAATTTAACTTTTAAGTCACCTTCCATTAAATTATCCAAAACACCTTTTTTAAATGCTGTTTGGTACTCTTTATAATTAGACTCATTCATTAACTTAGTAATCCCATCAGGTAGCATTACAAGTTCATTATAAGGCACTCCACGATCCTTCAAGTCGTATTCAGTCTGATCACGTATGATATCACTACGAGAAGTTAAGATAACAATATAGGTAGTATCAGGTACTTCCAGAAGGAGATTAAGTATTGGTTCAATGGTTTCTTGTTCTGGAAAGTGATCAGCATACATCTCGAAATCAAAAGAACCATCTTCTCTTACACAAAGAGGACCCATTCCATCACACTTAATAAGTGAATCATCTATGTCACAGATTAAGATATCAGTATATATTTGGTCAGTCATTATAAGCACTCCTCAGTACGATAAATTGGGATAAATAGGAACCAGTAAGTAGTGACACGATATAAAGCAGTAGACTTATTACAGTCTAGATGACTCCTGAATATCTTCTTCTTTTTGGTAGTTTTAGTAATATTTAATATCATATTATCTCCTAATGGAAGTTAATCTCCCCTGATTTACTAACTGTACACTTAACTTCAGTCTTGTGCAACTCTTTTTGTAAAATTAATTCATTATGTAATTGTACCTCAGGACTACATAAATAAAGATGTTTAAACTCTTCATGAGTCATTGGAGGTCTAGGTACTTCCTTCTCTAGATCATCCCATACAGATGAATAAAGATTAGTCGGTACTTTAGCAGCCATAAGCCCGACATACCCTAAACTCTTTTTTAATCTTAAGGGTTTGTATCTTTTTTTATATTTATAAGGTTCAGCACCATAAGCTTCTGCTATTCTTTGACCTCTTGCATAACTTTTCTTTTGTTTACTCATTAGTACTTTCTCCTTTTTTCGAGGTCTTTAATTACCCACTTATTCAATATATAAAAGATAGATAAAGGAATCAAACCAATAGATAATATTACTAAACAAAATTGAATCTTTTCTGACATTTTAACTCCTCAATTACCGGATGGGTTTTTGTAAAGAATGCAATACTAATCTATTAATCATATCTGGTCAACAACCGGATAGGTTTTTGTAGAAAAATACCTCAACAACCGGATAGGTTTCTGTAAAGAAGAATGACCGGATGGGTTTTTGTAGAGATAATCAACCGGATGGGTTTCTGTACAGCTGTATTTTTGTAGAGAATTACATCTAATGAGAATGATTCTCTTTTACAGTTAATGATTATCATTCTCATTATCAATTACTAATAAGAATTATTCCTATTATCATTCTCAAATGTTAATGATTCTCATTACCAGAACGACAAGCAGGGCAGCCCCTAACGGAACTGCCCTAGAATGTGTGCCTTGCACTTGTTAAGCTTTTAAACTTAAGATTACATGCTATTACCTCTCTATGTTTGGTTAGTGTTAAATAAATGTCTTTCGACTAGGTAACCTATTTTAATGATTCCTTTTATTAATGCAAGTACTTTATTTAAAATAATTAACTTTAATTTACCTATAATAGCAGGATGAACAACTATTAAATTAATCACCTTTAATAGTTGACCTAATTTAATAATAGGTTTAAGATTTAATCTCACTCATTAGTTAAGTAAGCAAAGGTTGAATTATGAAAACTAATTTACAGGTTTTAAAAGATTTACTACTAAGCCACGACCTGAAACAAGGGAATACTTTTTCCCCTTGGCACCGTGAACCTATGAATTTATATTATCATGATTTAAAAGAAAATATACCAGCTGGGTTTTATTCCTTAAATGGTGTGTTATACTCAGTCAAATACACAAGCGGATTAAATGGCCGTGGCGGTATGGATCAAGGAACACCGCCTACAGTGGTAATCAAAGAAATTAAAAAAGTAACAAGTTTGGATAATGTAAAATGAGTAAAATTATATATAAAGTTGAATTTGGAATAGTTCACAGTGAATTAGACAGTTATGAGAATGGCTGTGATGGTTCTTGTAATAGTCGCTTTATTGATCCTATTGTAATTAAAGCCGAATCATTAACAAGATTATTTGATATAGTGTCTAAACAGTTCCGAATTAATAAAGATGATCTCCTAATTAATTCCTGTGATGAGCTTGGCCGATTAGATATTCAAACATATACAAAGACTCTCAATTCTTTAACAGATCAATCTAAAAAGTTAAGGGAAGGTTGGGAAAATGGTGATTTTGATTTATATTTGAATAATATATCAGGTTATGTTAGTGTTGAGGCTTCAAACTTCGACTTAGAAAAAGTTTTTAATAATGAACAAACGAAAGGATTAGAATCTAATGCAATCATCTTTTAATAGTAACTTTGTACGCTCTGTAAAGCCACAACGTGACCACAGCGAGGCGAAAGAAAAAAGCCTGAGCCGTAAACAGGCTAAAAAAGAACGTGATCTAAAACGCTCTTATGATACCCATCAAACTAATATAGAAAATGATTATTTTAACTCTTATATTTGAATAAACCTTGCCCCTTTAATGGGGCTTTGCTAGTATAATATACTTAAAATCAACTAAAGGTTATTTTAATGTTCTCTTTTAATAAATCACATATGAATTCAGCCGTTAAATCTAAATTATTAAAGGCTATAATATTAACTAAAAAATACGGGCATGTTAATCATGTACTAAATAAAAAAGGTTATGCTTTTCTAGCTGTACGCATTGCCCCTAGTGGTTTAATATCTGTTACAGATCAAAAAGGTAATAATGTTAAAAAACATTTACTTTCTTGGAGAAACACGGTAACCTTCAGAAACTTTATTCACAATAACTTATCAAACTTCTATTAAATAACGAGTGTACAGATAATGCGTAAAATTGAATTAGAAATGTTACAAGCTATTAACTTGAAAAATAATTGGTCAAAAGATAATACACAAGTTATTTTTGATAATGGCACCTCTAAAGTGTATTTACACGGTCACCATATAGCTAATATAAACCACTTAACAGGGTGTAAAGAGGCTAATAAAGAAACTTTAAAAGATTGGCCCACTAATACTACGAAAAGCCGACTTAGATCCCTAGGTTTAAATGTATCTACTAAAAAAGGTGTAACCTATTTAAACGGTGAAAAGCTTTAATAGTTATTTACAACTGGCATTATTTAATAGATAATGCATTATCTCTAAACAAATAAACAAACAAATAAGAGTGTTAATCATGAAAACTAAACAAACCAATATCAAAGCTAAATTACCTTTACTGCCTCAAGAAATTAAAAAAGGGGCATATTGGCATGATAAGGAACATTTAAGTACTTACAAGATAATAGACAAGAAAACGGAAAAAACCATTATAGATTGCCGTGTTTCCTGTTCTAGAAGTCGTAACTCTTCAAGCGTTTATTGTGATTTGTGGATATCTAATATTTTAAAGATACCTAAAAATGCGGATTATACTGTAACTATTCAAGGCGTAGGTTATGAGACAACGTATAACACTACAGAGCTAAGCGGTCAAGGTGTAGCTGGTGGATATGGGTACGATAAAGAGTCTAGTGCCGTAGGTAGTGCTATCTCAGATTGTGGTGTAGAATTATACGGCTCACCATACCCTCACCACTCCGATAATCCTAATTTTAAGAAACGGGCTTATATTGGTGGTACTGGTTGTCATGAAAGTGCTTTGTTAGCCATTGCTTACACTTGTGGGTATAATAACTGTATTTTGGTAAAATCTTAAACTAACATTAAATAAGTGTTGACACCTTGGCCGCTATTCTTTAAAATAGCGGCATAACTTAAACAAATAACGGATCTAATTATATGTGCTCACTATTCAAATCTAAATCCACAAAGCGAAAAGAAGAAGCCTTGAAACGCTCCCGAACTCGTAAAGCATCTAAAAATAAAGCACAATCTAAAACTGTATATGATTGGTCAGAATTTAATAGTGATGTGAGTGCCAAATAATGGAGAATACAGGTTTTATTTATTGTATGACTCTGGCATTATTTGCCGTAACTATCCCTTTTCTTAAATAGGTTTAAAATCATGTTTAATACTAAGTGTAAAGAATGTTTATTTAATATCATTGGTCTTGGTTGTTTCTGTACTGTTTGTGTGTACACTATCACTGGCGGGCTTTAATTTGAGGGTTTTTAATAAACATAGGCATCAGCCCACGCTTTTGGGTGTTGTGTATACTTGGTCAGATAGTCAAGGGTATATATACAAAGCTGTAAGGGTGCGAGGGGGTCTTTACGAAATATTCCTAACAGAATCACAAAGCCATGATATCAATGAGCTTAAAAAGCATTGTGCTTACTCTCAGGGATACTTTAATGCTCCTTTAATAGGTAGTTTAATCGAATACTTCAAACAACTCGAAAAGGTAGGTCCTTAATAATGAAAGCTCTAAAACGCTACGCATTCTATAATAAGATTATTAACCGTTTTAATTTCATAAGAATGCGTTTTATTTGTAAGCCATTTGTAAAAGTGGTTTTTTGGAACCCTGAAAAAACGGGAACTTGTAACTATAATGATTTAATTGTTAAAGAAGACATAGAAAACTGCTCTTGGTCTACAGAGCTTGAATTATGTGTATGGATTACACCTATTCATAGAATCACTGAAATGTGTGAAAATGAGTATAGTGATACATGCTATCAATCCATAAAAAGTACTTGGTTGCCTTGGAAATTAAATAAATATAAATAGTTATTGACTTTAATACTTATTAACTTTAATATCTATATCACACTCACTTAATAAGATTAATCAAATGAAAGCTACTTATTCTACACGCATGTTAAACCTTCACTTTAAACAGTGTGAGCATAACAAAGCAGAACAAGAAGTAATGAAGCGTAAATTATCCCGCAAAGGCTACACGGCGGGTTTAGTAAGTTCTGATAGTGTTGAGCGTGTTTGTAATTTCATGGCACCTATAGGGTATACGGTGGCCATGATCAAACAAGACTATAAGGACACTAAAAAAACCCTTTCCCTCTTAACTGTTACAAATAGTGATGAACATTCGAGACTAGATAGAACCTTAAGAAATTGTAACAGCATTGAAAAGTTAGAAAGCCGTTTTAATGCATATAATTGGGACCCTTGCCTTATCATTGATTGTGGACAAATGCTAGTGATATCCACCTCTGATAATATCGAGTATATTGTGAGCTGGTCACATGGTGGAACATACACCGCAATGAGTTTCTAAGGGTTAATATCATGGCTTTATTTGAAGAAATTAAAGGGTAGATTTATGACTATTTTAGACGTAGTTTGTCAAGTGAGAATGTCTGTTAAGTATGAAGAGCCTTGCTTATTTTATAAAGGTGATTATGGTGAAACTATCTGTTTTTGCTTTTCTGAGAGCCATAGTGAATGCGGTGATCATTTTAGGCTTAACTGTTGCAAACCGTTACCAGTTAAAGAACAAAAAGAATTCTTAGAAAAAGTGCAAAAATACTATGATTCTATCCCGAGTGATGTTAAAATAAATTTAATCCTTAAACAAAACTTAAAGGTAGTGTGAAACTATGGCATCCACTAAAAAAGGCTTAATTGATAAAGTATACCTAGGTTATGAGAACGGGCCGCACTGGGCCTTATATGCTCACAATACAAAGGCTCACATAAAAACCTATGCTAGTTTTGAAGAATGTATTAATGACGTGTATTCGCCAGAATTACAAGGGCATCGACCACCCACAAGTGGCGAAATCAGGTTCGGACATGGTGCTACGCATTATAAGAAGTTTGATATCTTAGATTGTGTTAAACCTTGTGGCACTATCAAAAAATGGATTAAATGCCCCTATGATGGGTTACGTTATAGCTTAGCATAGGTTTAAAATTTACGGCGGTTAGCTTAATGGGAAAGCAGTCCCACTCTTGAAAGATAGGGGGATCATTGCGGCTTCGATACCCGCACCGCCACCCTTCAATAAGTAATAGGTACTAATATTATGAAAGTCGGTATATTTAACGCTAGTAATTACACATTAGCAGAAGCGATACAGCAAAATGCCATTAAATGGATTGATGCCCCCATGTGGTCTAGATGCATCTAGTTCCTTAATAGCGCCAATTGTGCACGCTTGTGCAAATCATGATATTGGTGTTATACATAATGACAAAATTACAATCTTTAGTGGTAAGGGTTAAAATATGCTAACAATTAACGCGGCATTGTATGATAGGATATGTAGACTAGAATGGTATTTAATTCGACTAAATAAGCCCTGTATGCCTGTTACCGTTGAAGTAGAAATAAAAGGGTTTCCCATAGATGAACTAGCTAGGGTCATGTTAGATAATCCTGATGGGGTTTTTACTTCTGTAGTATATAGTGATGGGGAAGAAGTGGATATCTATTTCAGGTATAAAAGGCCAGCAAATAACCTAGAAATTGAAAAATACTTGAACGATAACCTAAACGGTGTTAAGTATACCTTAGATCTTATTAGTAAACAGATAAACCGTAACATGATGGACAAAGTATCACTTTCTAGGTGGATAGATAGAAAATACCAGTCTAGTGGTGTTATCGCTCAAAACCTCTTAAAGTTGTTGTAATTCTAGAACCCTTAATTGGGTTTTGTACCTACCACTACCTAGATGATAACCATTCTCATTTGTATAAAGTTTAATCAATTATCACAAACCATATAATAATCAACCAAACCTTAAACGCCCTGTAAGCCCCTGTACTAAACGCAAAATTTAAACCCTTGCCCTACTACTCTAAAACCCCAAACTCCCTAATAAGAACCATTCTCACCTATCCCTGAAGCAATCCCCATGCCAACATATACACCCATTATCAAACCCACATCAAAATATAATTGAACTGGGACAATTCCCCATAAATAAACCTTAACCACAATATACCCTTTCTCTTAATAGTGAATAAGTGAGCGTTAGCGAACGAATGAACGTTCTCTTTAATTCCTATTAATATTATAAGTATAATTATCTATCCCCCCACTTCCCCCTCTCCCTATCCTTAACCCTTCCCCATTCCCAACCCCTTTTTGGGTATCCCTATCCCCTTTCCCTATCCCCTTTTCCCAGTTCTTCAGGTAGCTAGGGGCTGTGCTGTCTCTCTCTCGTTCTCTCTTCTTCTCCCTTTTCCTGTCCCTCTCCTTTTCTCCTTTCCCCCCCCTTAGTGTACAGTTTAAGAGTACCAAAATCGCTACAGGCCACGGGACACTAAGGCTACAGCGTTTTCACGATTTGTACAAAGCCTTGTATTGAGTAGGGTTATTATTGGGGGATTCCCGACCCCTTTTATTTAAGGAGTTAAGCCCTAATGTGTATACATTTTGTACACTTTCACTAATTGATCAGGTAGTCACACCCAGCACATTTAGGACATATATGCAACACTATACACATAACCAGTATTGTACATATATACAGTACTAGACCATGGTGGCATATGTCCTTACCATTAATTAGCACCCATGGCAAGGTATTAATTACCACCTACCACACACACATATGCACACATTAACCAAGCCACCCTATGCACTTGTAAGAGGTGTTCTATTCAATCCCATACAATCATCCACCCACAGGATAGGACCAACACAGGGCCTTACAATAAAGTCAACCCCTCAATTATCATGCCAACTCTTAACACGAATGGTAATGCAAATGAGAATGATTCGTATCTCAGATATTGCCAGAGAATGAGAAGCATCCCCATCCCCGGTGCTGCCAGCCCTAGCGATAAAATAAAATTTTAAAATTAAATTACCAATTATGCGGGATATGCGGAAATGCGGGTATTGCGGAGGAGAGGGCTTCTAATGTGTTTAAAGAGGAGTATTAGGTCTTTGAGGGAATGTGTGCGCGGGAAGGAGAAAAGCCCTATAGGAGGGCGTATATATGCTATGTGGACTTGATTAAACCATCTTTAGTAACTGTAACTAAGAATCGTGTTAGTACTTCCCTGTTGTCAATCTCCCGGATGAATGTAGCATTAAGGTACGGGTTGTATTTTATAATTTCGTGCGCGGGGGATGTATATTCTGTACTTTCACAAACATTCTCAGGCAACTCTCTGAACCTGAATGGGTTAAAACCTTTACAATTTAGTATGGTTCCAGATATTAATGCATGTACATTCTTTTGCCCGGAATCCCGAACACGCTTCTGTCCTGCCTTGTTGATAGAGAAGATACAACCAGTCATCGTTATCTCATCACAATGCCCTACTACTTTATTTTTATACTTTATAGATAATTTACCGTTTGTCACATTCCTGTATACTGATACTTTCATTCTATTCTCCTATTGAATTAGATTTAGAGTAACCTCCTAGATCCGTCTAGGAGGTATGTAGTTTGTTAGAAGTTAGAGAAGAACCACTTACGGGCTTTTTCAGATAGGTATTTATTAACCTCTTTAGGGTCAAGGCCACTATCCTCTAAGGTGTCTGATTCTTCTTTGTGAATATCTTTAATAATCCATCGTAAGAAGTCACCAGTACCTTTTTGAGATGGCTCAATATTATTTTGGGTGAATACTTCATCCATACCTTGTTTTAATCGGTTTTCCGTAACAGTATAATCTACAAAGGTTCTAATATTGGCCATCTTGACTGTATCTACAGGGGCTAGTGTCTTTACCTTAGATACTGAGTGCTTCTGTCCTTTTACTTTGAATCGGAATAGACCATGTGATGAATTATGAGTCCAAACGATGCCCTCACCTACCCCGGATACTCCAAGATACTTACCAATAGGACATTCCTCTTCTACACGCATTGTAGCCTGTTCTAATAACTCCTGAGATTCTTCAGGTCGGCTAAAATCAATATCAATACTGAATGTAGGGAACTCATTAATACAGTAGATAGGTGCTTTACATATATAATTAAGCGAAGGAGGCAGTACAAGCCAGCGTTCTCCGATCTTTACTCCAAAGATAATAAACATCTTAGGAAGTTCTGCAAGAGCCACACCTTTTTGAATATTTTCGCCACACCACTCCCCAAATAGGGTTATAATGTTGGAATCATCTTTAACACTTTTACAGATACTAATAAGGTCATCTAGATATTCATCACAGAATTTAGCAAAACCTGCATTATCGTCACCTAAGCTAATAACCCTGTTACGACTTTGTGTAAGATACTCCCCAGTTGATGGGTCATATTGGAATCCTGCATTAGTACCATGGGCTTTAACAGTTCCCTTAAAATTAAGAGTAGTCTCTGAAGGACCAAGTGTGGAGCATCTATTCACTTCCTTGACAACTTGACGATACTGATTAATTGACGGGTATTTTTCAAATTCTAACATAATATTATCCTTTATTTGTATTGGTTAAAGTGAGTGTTGGGTTTTCAGATAGTATTTTCTTCTTAAGTACTTCCATCTGATGGATATTACTTTCTATCCTTTCAAGTTCGTTACGTTTCGCTTCCATCTCTTTAAAGATAGCATGGGCTTCTCTTTTTTTACGTTCTTCTTCTGTTTCAGAACATCGACTACACTTGTTAATATCCAATGGAATAGATATAAGTTCTGAGTACGAAGCCATAAAGCGATTACAACAGCAGCAATAGACATCATACCAATCATGATCCCGGATAGAAGGGATAGGTTCTTCAGATTTAAGGGTATTAATAGAATCATCTACAGCTTCTTTAACGGACTCTAACATGGACTTCAAATTATCTTTACTTATTGGATCTTTCATCATTAACTCCTAATTAGTTTAAGGATTTTATATAAACCTTCAGTATCTCAGAAAACCTTCAGGTTTATTTAAGCAAGAACCTACTTCACAAGAACTGAAAAGTCGTTAGGTTCTAATGGGTACTTATTAGGAGTAAGTCCTCCGAATACGAAAATGTAATTAACTCCCGAATCAGGAACTACTTCACAATAAGTGTAAGTACCAAAGGTATCTACTATCGTTTGTGTGAATATTTCCATTAATAACTCCTATTTGTCAGATTTAAGAAACAATTTAGTACATTGCTTTAGTACTACCACAGTGTATACATTTATATTTAGTACGTCCACTACTATCTTTACAAATTATTTTAAACCTGTAACTATATGGTCTATGAAACTGTTTAGACCATTTATGTCCAAATAACCAACATAATAGAGTCTTCATTAAATTACCTCCAAATTAAATTCTAGGTAGGCACCATTAGCTGGCCAGTGTCCTAAAATATAAACTAACCATTTACGGGTGTACTCCATCTTACCCGTATGTTTGTTCCTTGAGAGGCTATCAGGGCCATCTAGACGATGACCTACGATACCTACCTTTCCTTTATATTTCCCTGTTAGCACTTTAACTTGCTTATCCATTAAACTCATATTAACTCCTAGTTATTAAATTTAATAAAGCCACCAGCTAATTATTATCAACTACTTCATTAAGTAACTGTATGCCTTTTTGATTCCAACCTTTACGCCAACCTTCTAGGTAAATATATCTACGAGGATTCTGACCACCTGAAGGAGGTGTAGGTTTCTTCATATCATATCCATGGATACGACCCTGTACAAATTCATCATAAATCTCAATGTTTGATATTTCTAACATTATGAAATACCTTTATGATTATTGGAAACATATCGGTTAACGTGATTTAAACCCTCAGTTAATTTATCAATTTGTTTTTGCTGTTCACATATCTTCCAAGCCAACATGTAGGTTAGTCCAGAAGCTCCTGATAGGTTTTCATCTATTACAGCATGTTTAAAAGCTTCAGAATCCCAAATCTCTTTTAAAAGATCCTTAACCGGAGTTTCTTTAAGGTGTTTGATACTTTTAGCCATTCTAGTTACCTCTCAACTTATTAATAATACGATTACGAACTTGAACATCAGTTTCACCTAATCTTCTTTTATCTAAATCATATAAGTCTAACTGTTCATCTAACTGTTATTACCTGTTAAGATTTCGATACCGTCATCGTCTAGTTCTGGAAGCTCTTCTCTTAGTTTATTAGCCTGATCTATTGACATTATCAAATTAACAGGACCAATGCGTACATTGACCCTTTCTGGGAAATGTTGTGGATCTGGGTTCTTAAGTTTTACTACTTCGGGATCACCATCACTACATACAATATTAACAAGAGCTACAGGACTATCAGATTCCATTATATTCCTCCTTTTATTATGTAACCAATCCATAATAACAGACCAACAATTAAGAAGGAAGACATAATTGGATAATCCATAAAATGAGGGACGGTATTTTCAATGTCGTTACCTAAATTAGGACCAATCGTTTGATTAGGTTTTATATTATTTATTGAATTATCTGCATATATTAAACGAGAGAAAATATAATTCAATTTAGTGTTATCAAAATAACCATATAGTATAAGGATATTCCTAAAGGTTAGTCCATCTAATTTATGGGGATCATCATTAGTGCTCAAGAAATATTGAGTCTTTTCATTACCTTTAGTATCTACCGTTACAATACGACTAGGGACTACACGGTAATTATTATAATAAATAATAACTTCCTTATAGTAAGTTGCTTCACGCTCTCTTTTGATATATTCCATTACGGAATCTAGAGTTGCATAAAGGATTATAATATTATTACTATTACTTGGTTTTAAAATAGCCGGATATCCACTAACAACCTTAGTAATTTTGATACCATTATCATCTGTTTTACATGCCATTATTACTCTCCTATTTCTGAAGGATTATTAGGTTCATAAACTGGAATAAATTTAGTCATATTCATGAATAAATCATTACTTGTTCCGACTTCTTGCCAGAAGTCAACAGGTCCTATTGGTTTGTACTTATTTAATCGACAAAGTTTTTTACTACCACATGGGAAGTAAACCCAGCAAAACTGTTGATCTTTTAGTAAGTCATTATACCTATCAACTTCAATCCACTCATCTAATTCTTTTAACATTTAAAGACCCTTAAATCGATATGAGTAACCTGCACCTACAAGCGAATCTGGTACTAATATAAATGTGATTCCAACATCTCCTAGGTACTTAGTGTAACCAAAAGATGGGAGGATTACATATTTATCTAGAGTATGCATACTCTCTGGGTATCCGGAGATTATAGATAAATCGAAACTAAACCCGGTAGCCTTAAAGTCCCAACGATTAGTAACTAGAAAAGATTGACGACAGTGTGTATTGATGTAAGCCCCTACACCTAAGTTTTTATAACGATAAGCTACTAGGTCATGTTCTTCGTTAAAACACTCCCAAGGCTTCACAGTTCGATCAAAGTGGTATGTCCACAGTCCTAAGTCTAATACATGTTCAGGCTCTTTAGCCATTGCTGGCTGACAAGATACTAATGTAAAAACCAGTGTAATTAAAGTAATTAATTTGTTCATAAATTGATCTCCTTTTGTATGGAGGCGATTTATTTCGCCTCCATATTATTAGTTAGTTACGAATCCCACTAATAATACGATATTTAGGTGGGTTCCTTACATGAGATTGAATAGGTACACCTGTTTGCGTTGCATAAGTTTTAACTTTACGTACTTGATAAAAGGGTACTCCGTAAAGTGTACCATAATTAAGTAGTTCAACTGTTAAATTACTTAGTTCTCTTTTATTTTCAATTTCTAAGAGTAAAGAAAGATAGTAATCTTCTTCTACATAAACTTCAAGAGGTTCGGGCTTACCTGTCTTCCTCGTACTTTCATACCTCCTAATGTGAATTGAATTAGCTAAATCATCAAACAAGGGGGTAGTAGATACACTAGCCATTATAACAAACCCTTAAACCATTTGGTAATCTTACGGTATTTAACAACTGCTTTATACATGATACGTGTGGTGCACTTATCAACACCCTCTTCCTTTAGTAAGAATCGGAAAGCTTTATCACGTAGTTCACCATTATCATCTTGATCACACATATGATCGTGAATAAGTGAAGGTATCTTAAACTCTTCATCAAGTGGATCACCTATAAGTGAATGGAAACCATATGGAATAGATGCACTAAATCGGTAATCTTCTGCTATAGTATCTTCATGTAGAGAATATGTATAGGAATGTCCTTGTACCTTTGCAGCCTTAGAATCCCAGTACCTAATCTCAAATGACACATAATCGTTTAATTGGTGACGTACACCCTTGATACTCGAATCTACTTCTGAATAATCTATTGATAATATTTTAATCATATCTTCTCCTTACACTCTGATAATTTTAGGTTTCTTATGCTTAGGAGATCTAGACTCACCAAGCATACTATAATGAATTTCATCATCTTGTTCAAATTCTAATATATATTGAGTGATGAAGTCAATCATTTTTACAACAGTTTTCATAGAGCATCCTCGGATACCCGGAATTGACCTAACTTTCTTAAAACTAAATGGCCTTAATACGATAGCACCATCTTCAATACTTTTACGGTGGCACCAAACATACTTCCAATGGTTAGCCTCATCGTAGCTTACAGACCATACGTACCCGTGAGGTACAAGTCCGTCATAGCGTTCACCTGTACCATAGATAACTCCCATATGGCGACCATTTATATCACCTGTTAATGCATTCTTGAATTTTCGACCCATAGACCTATACCTCCTGTAGGCTCTTGTGAGGTTATTTTAACTTAAACCTAAGTAACGCCATTAATTATCTGCTAAATAGCGTCACAGCTATACTAGCGAGGCTTACGACCCTTAAACCCATCCACAATATCACCCCAAATGCTAAATATTATAATTAATATTAAAATTATTGTGAATTTCAGAAAAGTTAGTATCCCCTTCAAACGAGTAAATTTACGTAATATCTTCATATTTCTCCTATCCTACGATTAATAATTATTAATAATATAATACTAAATATAATAATACAAGTAATAATATAAATATAATCACAGACGAAGTGACGAGCGAGAGCGAGGAGCTGAAGTAACCTGTGATTCTATTCCACCTTTTCCTATCTTTCCCCCTTAGTGTACAGTTTAAGGATTTGACAGGTACTTTTTAAGGGTGTAAAGTAGGTTAATAATTTTAAGTAGTGAGGAGTAGATTTATGGCGATTTCTAGCCCTATAAGAAAGGAGGTAATTAAGAGAGAACACACGTTCATATCTCAAGAGTATCTACTTGCAGACCCTGATATGCCTATACTTGAGGCAGTTTGTACCCTATACCTTGATGAGTATCCATGTGTAAGAATACCTTCCAAAATGAGGGAAACTATTTCTTGCTTTTTAGCCAATTTAATTGTGATTCAAAGGATCAATTCTGAGCAGTTTTTGAGTTTGTACAAACACCGTATTAATCGGACCTTCTATACTACCAATTTTACGGCCTTTAAATGGAACCATACGGTGATGAATAATTTGATTAAATTACTAGAGAGGGAATCAATTATTGAAGGAAGTTTAGGTTATAAACTAGAGGAGAGTATGCCATCCCTCTACAGGTTAACAATTGATCAGAAATTACTTGAGAATGTTACAAAAGCTAAGGTAGTTATTAATAATAAAGCTGCCCGGTATGTTGTGTTACGACCCGGTAGTTATGATTATGACAATAAGAAGGAGATCATGGCTAATACTAAGACTTTGAAAGATCTACCTGATCGTACCAAGAGGGGTTTCAGCCAACATAAACAGCTGGCCAATAATCTTCATAACTTAATGAAAAAGAATTCACTAATGAATGGTAGAGGTGACGAACTCATACCTAATTACTTGTGTTGGGTTTTTACGGAATCCTTTGAAAAACATGGACGTATGTACTTTAATTTACAGAATATGCCATCAAAGGATAGGAAGAAACTTACAATAAATGGGGAGGAAGTCGTTGAAATAGATTACGATAACTGTAGTGCTCATATCATGTACGCTATGAATGGATTACAATTAACAGGAGATGCCTACCCTACATCTCCTAAATTTACACGTAAGATCTCTAAGAAGTGCTTTACTGTTATGGGTAATGTATCAAGTTCAGCGAGAGCCATTGAAGCTGTGTACCAAGATATGAAACTACAGCTTAGTACAGAAATGCCAAACAAGGATAAGAAATTAGCAGCTATGTCTAACGTATACCTTAAGAAGTCCATACGTAGCGCTATCGAAGCTTTAGAGTTGCAGCATGACCAAATTATAGGGGTAGATTCTTTTGGATTGTATCAACGTAATGGATTGGATGTTATGGCAATTGATGCTAAGGTAGCAATGTTGGTTACGCAACACTTCGTAGGTAAAGGTGAAGTTATAATACCTATTCATGATAGTTTTATAGTTAGAAAAAGCTTGACGCAAGAATTAAAAGATGTAATGATTTCATCTTATAAAGCAGTACTTGGTAGTGAGTACACCATTACAATAACAGAGGAGGGGTAGTATGTCAGAGTATGTAGTCGATGAGGAGTTATACATTGGAAGTACTGATGAAGAATACATTTCAAAATTAACAGAAGATTTTAATAATTCAGAAGACGGTTTCTTTAGCATCTCATTAGGTGATCTAGATGACTAATCTAGTTGATACCCAATTAGAGTTAGAAGATACCATGGTAGATATGAGTATCGAGAAGATGGAAGAAGCCATGGAGTCTGGTACTTTCCACTCTCCACAGGTACAGATGCTTATGGAAGATACTCTTGAAAAGTTAACCAAAATCTACAAGGAAGATAAGTACCTTAAGGATCTTAAGTACCCTAGACAAGCAGCTTTTGGGATTCTTTGTTATATCATCCCATCTGTATTTGAGGGTTACGATTTACGTATAGCTGCCTTGGATGCAGCTGGACAGCATTTCCCAGATGAGCCACTTAAGCGTCAATTGCAACTTGGTACTCGTATGGTTACAGTTATCCCCGGATTTACTACAGGTTATGATGAACGTAATCATCTTATCATAGAGGGAACTGAAGAAACTAAGAATTCCCTAGTGGATCAAGCACAGGAACTTGCCGAGTTATACCCTAAGCTGAAACCTATGATTGTTAAACCTAAGCAATGGGAGAAAGGGGAGAACGAAGGTGGTTACCTCTCAATTCGTAAACCACTTATTAGTCAACGACATAAGACTTGTAGAAATCCTTCAACAAAAGTTTTATCTGCTATTAACAAAATGCAGAACACAGCTTTCAAAGTTAATAAAAAAGTTTTGGAAGTGGCTAATGCTATTGGTATTGAAGAAGAGAAACCTGAAAAGAAGAAGAGAGGTGAAAAGGCTAAGGCATTTAAACTTAGATTGAAAGCTATCGACTCTACTAACTCGGATAGTAATAAAATATTGTCTATCGCCAATGAGTATAGGGATTTTGATGACTTTTGGTTCACTGTTTATGCAGATTACCGAATTAGAGTTTATTATTCTCAACATTATTTTAATGGACAAGGTAATGACCTATCTAGGGGACTGTTACAGTTTAGTAGTGGTAAGCCGTTAACAAGTGAAAAAGCTAAAAGATGGTTCCTTATCAATATAGCTAACTTAGCAGGTAAGGATAAACTATTACTTAAAGATCGTGTTAAGTGGGTTAAACGTAACCACGATAAGATACTAGGTTGGGCTAATAATCCTGTAGAAGATCAAGGTTGGAGAGAGGGATCTATCGCTAAAGATGGTAAACCTTGGCAATTCTTACAATCTTGTTTTGAGTATAAAGAGTATATCGAAAAAGGTGATAACTTTATTAACTACCAACCAGTAGCTTTGGATGCTGTATGTTCCGGTATCCAATTTTGGTCAGGATTACTATTGGATGAAAGTGGTGCTAGTAGTGTAGCCATGATGCCGGGAGATGTTATCAGTGACATTTACACTGAAGTAATGACTCAAGGTATTGATGCTATGACTAATGATGAGTTTAATGAATTTGCTAAAGAGTGGTTACGAAGTAATTTACTAACTCGTAAACTTTATAAAACTCCAACTATGACGATATGTTATTCAGCAGGTAAAAAAGCTTTTAAAAAATATGTAAGAGACTTTAGTAAAGAGTTTATGTTCAAAGATAGAGAAGGTGCTATCACTTATATGGTAGATAATCTCATGAAAGCCATTAACTCTGTAGTTAAAGTTCAAAGGGGTATGGATTTCCTTAAAGATTGTGTCAGAGGTAAAGGGGGAGTTGATTACACATCATACCTTGGTGCTCATATAGTACATAAGCCACTTGTTATGTACAAAGATAAAGTTGAGTGCATCGTTAATGGACAGAGATTCCAGATGGTACTAATGCGTAAAGGTTCTAAAGTTGATGATCGAAAGATCCTTACAGCTATTGCTCCTAACTTTATTCATAACCTAGATGCAACACTTTTAATGATGGTTGTTAATGCTTGTCCTAATATTAATAGTTGGTTATTGTGCCATGACTCTTATGCTACACATGCTGCTGATATTCCAGAAATGGCACAGCAATGTAGGAAGTGTTTTGTTGAGTTACTTAGTCAACCTTTACTTGAAAGGTTTAGAGAATCAATGAATGCTCAAGATATTAAGTTACCTGAAAAAGGTAGTTATGATCTTAAAAATGTATTGAAGGCTCCTTACTTTTTCAACTAAAATGGGTAAATTCCGGACACTTACATGTTCGGAATTCCTAAAATATCCCCTACAGCCCCCGTATTTACTGGATTCCCTTACCCCCTTACAACGGGAGTAAAAGCGAACGGACTTTCTAGGTTCAAGAGATCTCAAGCGAACTTATGATTTATTCGTTTATCCTCCCACAACATGTGCTCCTCCTCAAGGTGACTAACTAGCCACTACCTCTATGGATCTTTTTATTATTCATTATTTCGAGGTAGGGGCTTTTTTATTCTGATAGATTTGAGGAGAACCTATGAGTACTACTAATTCTAAAAAACCTAAACCGAAGATAGCCGCTCCTTTTACCAAAGGTGATGTGAGGGCTTCAAACGGTGGTAAAGCTAAAAAGAAAAATAGGATAGGCCGTGAATCCGCTATAGCTACATGTAGGCGTATGAATTTTGATTGTATGGAACAACTCATACTTATAGCTCAGCGTAATGAACATGCGTTAGGGTGGAAAGAAGGTGAGATTACAGCAGCTGCATCTCTTAGTGCGACTAAAGAAGTAATGTCTTACATTATGGTTAAGAAACAAAATGTAGCTATAGTTGAAGGTGGAGGTTCTACGGGTGGCGGTGTCGAAGTAAGAATTACAGCCCCTATGAATAGTCAAGAGAAACGAGTTATACATTTAGAGGATAAAAAGGGAACATCTATAGAATTACCTGTTATGTCTCAGGAGGATTTAGATTCTATTAATGATGGAGTTATTGATGCTGAGTTTATTGAGGTAGATTAACTATGTCTGATAACTACGAGTACATAGATGTATTCAAATCCCGACCTATTAACATAGGTAAGGTTAAAGGAACAAATCAATTCGTTTATTATGAAATTGATCCTTTAACAGGTAAATACCTAATAGATCCATACTATGAAGAACATGAGCAATACCGTATTGCTTATAATCATCAAGTATCTAAAGCGAGAGCTGGTATTATTTCTCATGAAGATGCAAATGATTTATCAGCACAGCCGGGACCTCAATGGTATTTTCTTCGTAATCAAGCAGATGTTATTATTTATGGTGGTGCTGCTGGTGCTGGTAAGACTTATGCAATAACTCTAAATCCTTTAACTACTATGGATCGTGAGCGTTTTAATCACGTTATATTTCGTAGAACAAAAGAGGATTTAAAGAAATCAGGTGGTCCACTTGATGAAGCTAAATCCATGTACGCCAAGATTCCCGGTATGGAATACAATGTAGGTGAGAAGGAATTCTCATTCCCTTTCCTAACTAAACCCGGAGAACCTGAACGTCCTGAAGTTAAAGGAATGAATGTCCGTTTTGAAGGTCTTGAACATGTGGACTCTGTTCTGAAGTTCCAAGGTGCTCAGATTGAGAGTATTGTCTTTGATGAATTAACGCATTTTGAAGAATCCCAATTTACTTATATGATGACTCGTAACCGTACAGGTACAGGACTTCCTCATAAGTGTACTGTTAAAGCGACTACTAACCCGGAGACGGGTTCTTGGGTACGTAAATGGTTAGATTGGTATTTATGGCCATTTGGTTCTGTTTATCCAGAAGGGTATAAGTCACCTACGGGTGAAGATGTATCTGGCCAAGAGTGTGGTGGACTTCCTATCAGAGAACGTTCCGGTAAGATTACTTACTACATTATACACCCTACACAGGGTCTTCAATTTAGAACTACACGTAAAGAGCTTCAAAGGGAATTCCCAGATCAGTGTATGCGGGAAGGTAATATTCTTACGGGTGATCCAGAAGACCCTATGGGAGCTATAAAATCTTTTACTTTTATATCAGCATCTGTATACGATAATCCTAAGATGCTAATGTCGAATCCCGGTTACATCTCCAGCCTTAAGAATCAGCCTAAACATATAGCTGATGGTTTGTTAGGTGGTAATTGGGATTCAACTTCCGGTGGTGGTCTATACTTCAAAAGAGAATGGATTACCGAGTTTAAAGGTGGTAGTCGAGAAATAGAAAGACTACCTAACATCCCCTTAACTTATCTACGTTATTGGGATAGGGCTGCAACAGAACCGTCACTTGAATACCCTGATCCAGATTGGACAGTGGGTGCAAGGATGGCTAAAGACCATGATGGTAACATCTATGTAATAGATATTGAACGAGATCGTAAAGATCCCGGTGGTGTTGAAGACATGATGATGAATGCAGCTAGGAGGGATGGTATAGGGTGTCCACTATGGGTCGAGCAAGATCCCGGTTCTGGTGGTAAGTCCGATGTTAGTAACATCATACGTAAGTTTAGTAAGTACCCAGTAAGAGTTCATAGGCCAACTAAAGATAAGTTAACTAAAGGTCTATCCTTTTCAGCAGCTTGTCAAAACGGTATTGTTTACTTCGTAAAGGGCAGGTACTTAAACACCCTATACCATGAGTTAGAAACCTTTGATAATGATGGTAAAAAGAAAGACGATCAGTGGGATGCTGTAACAGGTGGTTATAATCAACTATCTGAATCAAATGCTCTAATATTCGAAATTGATGACCCTAATGAAGATCTTTGTGGACCTTCTCACTTTACAGAAAATTACTAGGAGCTATTATGCCCAAACGTAGCAATATGCAAATGGCTTCTGGTTATAACCCTGAAGCTTGGAAACAAAACTCAACTCATTCCTTTGGTCAATCAGGTATTACCCGAACAGATGGTTCCTTTGCTCAAGATGAAATTCTAAGAAACTTACAATTCCCTAATGGTATGTACATTTACAGGGAGATGAGAGATAACGATCCTATTGTTGGTGCAATGATGTTTGCGATCAACTCTATTATTAAGACCGTAACATTCTCAGCAAAATCTGCAAACGATTCAGAAGAGGCACAGAATAATGCTTCACACCTTGAGTCTTGTTTAGCAGATATGGAACGCCCTTTTCACAAGTACATCTCTGAATTCTTTACTATGCTTATCTTCGGGTTTGCAATTAATGGAATCGAATTTAAGAAACGAGTTGGTAATGTATTAGATCCTAAGTTTAAATCTAAATACCGTGACGGTAGGTGGGGATTCAGAGGCTTCCCTACTCGTGCTCAGGAAACTATAAGTGGTTGGAGATACCTTGATGAGTCTGATCCTCAAAGACTTACACATGCTGTTCAGGAGAACGTAGGAAGTCTTAAATATGGTACGGAGGATTTAGACCTAGTACGTTTTTTACATTTCCGTGTAGATACTAACAAAGATAATCCGGAGTCCAGATCTATACTACGTAATGCTTATTTACCTTGGTTTTATAAAAAGAACTATGAACGTGATCAAGCTTTACGTATTAGCCATGATGCAAGAGGTCTTCCTGTATTTAAAGCCCCAGCTCAAGCAATGTCTTCACATGCAGCTCCGGGCGATAAGCAAATAATGAATGGTATTAGAGACTCTATTCGTAATATGTATGAGGGTAAACAGAAAGGTTTAGTGATTCCCTCTGATTGTGATATGGCAGGGAAAGAACTTTACTCTGTAGCCTACCTAAATCGTGATGCTAATGGTAGCTATGATGTTGAAGCTATTATTCAGAGACATAGTAAAGAGATACTGCAAACTGTTTTAGCCGACTTTATTGAGATGGGTAATACATCTGTAGGTTCTTTTGCACTTTCTAGTAATAAGACTAAAATGTTCTCTGTTGCAGTTAGTGGTTGGCTAGATGAGATCGTAGATACTTTTCAAAAAGCTATTAATTATTTAGCAGAGTTAGAAAAGTGGTCACCTGAAAATGTCCCTACACTTCAGTATACAGATATAGAATCTGTTGATTTAGATGTATACGGTACATTCATTGAGAAGATGACTAAATCTGGTGTTATTATCCCTGATGATCTTTTAGAAGAAGCAGTGCGTAAAGAAAGTGGATTACCACAAGCTTCGTCAGGATCTCGTGATGTGGGTATGATAGCAACTGCTAAGGCTAAAGCTGCTAAGGTTAAAGAGGAAGTAGATTCCAAGATAACCCCATCTGCTAAACCTGTAGCAAAACCATCTAGTCCAAGTAATTTAAAAACATAAGGAGGCTTTATGGCTTTAACACCATCACAGGTGTCCGAAGAGTTTGAAGAAGCCTTAACTGAAGAAATACTTATTCTATTATTCCTATTAAGAGAGTCAGTAGATACTGGGATACTTAAAGAAGCTTACAGAGTAGGAAACCCTCAAGCTGTTGTTGATTCCATAGACTGGGAAACTTTTAAATCGGGCTTAAGTGGAATAACTCCTACCCTTTTGAAGGCTTATACCGAGGGAAGTAAATCTACATTAGCTGAACAGTCTAATACATTTAAAGGAGGCCCTATTGATATAACAGGGCCACAGTCACAGGTTTTCTTACAAGCTATCTATGATATGATTTTAGAACTTGTAGAGGCAACAAAGAGAGGTGTCTACTCCGTTACAGAGAAGCTTCAATCTGAAGGTATGGGAACTAACACAGCAGCATCCATTATAATTTTATTATTAGGTTTAACTTCACAATCAGCTTCATCTTTAATTAATGCTAGAAATGCTCAAATAAAGAATGGAAACCCTCTTAAAAGTGTGAAGGAATCTTTAAATCGTCAATCTGAGAAAGCTCTACTGACTCGTGCTTCTTTTATTTCAGAGGATGAGTTATATAGCTCCGTTTCACAAGGTCGTAAAGATACATGGGAACAATGGGTTGCTACAGGTTTCTTAGCTAGTGATAAATTAAAACAATGGGTCACTAAAGCTGATGAGTTCGTATGTCCCGTTTGTGGACCTTTACATTTAGTTACCACCGCTATAGGGACACCCTATCCCGGTGGATTATTTTCAACCCCGGCACACCCTAGGTGTCGATGTTACGAGAGGCTTTTTAGATGAGCGAAGAAATGAAAACAGATGCACAACAGAACTTAGATGCTGTTAATGCACTAATTAAACAAATTAAACCTTTCATAGAAAACCCAGCACAAGATAAAACCATTAAATTGGAAATGTATGGTGATTGGGCAGAAATTAGCACTAGAACCTATGAATCTATTCGTAAATCTGGTGAAGTTACTGCTACTACTGATGAAGCTATGCAAATGACAGCTATTGTCATGAAGGCAGATTATCGTGATGCTCATGGTGGTTACACCTCAGCAGAAACTGTTAAGAAAGCTTGTCAGAGTTATAACTCTATGGGTAATGGTGCAGCAGGTATTCAACATGCCTTAGCTGTAGAATCCGATACAGTTCAATTTACTGAAAGTTTTATTGCTATGGAAGATTTTGAGATAGTAGGTAGTGAAGCAACTACATTAGTAAAAGCTGGTGATTGGGTAGCTACTGCACAATTCAATAACCCGTTCTTCTGGAACATGGCCAAAGCTGGCGATTTGGATTCATTTTCAATCGAAGCTGATGGCATAATTACTATGGATGATGTTGATGTCTAATTTTATAGGTAATCACGAGATTACAAATATTACTTTCACCAAAGGTACATCCTGTATCTCAATAGTAGGTCCAGCACTCGGATCTGGTGCAAATGGTGAAACAGTTGCTTTACTTAAGTCGGATGAAGTTGATACTTCTAAAAAGATTGAATTTATTACTAAAGCAATGACTCAATTAAAGAAAGGTGATGAAGCTGTTGCTGAAAACTTACTTAATTCTTTAAATGAGTTAAAAGAATCCTTGGAATCTTCTAACGAAAATGTAGAAGATGAGAAGGCAGAGGTGGTTGAACCTACAGAAGGTGATCCTCTCGAATCCGCTGATATTAATGATCCCGGAGTATCTACTGTAGATGTAGTATCAGGTGATCCATCAGCAACAACTGAGGCAGTACCTGTAGTTGCTTCAGAACCACAACCATCTCTGGTTATTAAATCTAAAAAAGGAAATAAAGAAATGTCTAAAGAAGTTGAACTAACAGTAGAACAAAAATATGAAGCACTTGTTAAAGCTAACGAAGCTAAGGATGCTAAATTAGATAAACTACTTAAAGCTGAAGAAGCTCGTACCTTTGAAGCTTGCTTAAATAAAGCTAAAGGCGTAGCACATGCTATTGGTGAAGATGCTATTGAACCTCTTGCTAAAGCGTTAATGGCTATCGAAGGTGTTGAGACTATGGAGCCTCTTCTAAAAGCACTAGAAGCAGTATCTGATTACGAAACCAATAAAGATCAACTAAATAAATCAGCGGGTCATGGTCTAGAAGGCGAAGATAATTCAAGCCTTAGTGTTGATCAGAAGATTGAGAAAGAATTTGATCGTTTAGTTAAAGCAACTAAAGATGCAGGTGAGTCTGTAAACTTTAAAGCAATTTTAGCTGAAGCAAAATCTAACATCCAAGGTTAATTTCTAATAACTAGAAATTTTAACCTACAATTAATTTAATATAAGGAATTTTAAAACATGGCTAAGTCACGTCCAGTAGATATGATCGGTACTTTTGAAGCAGGCGAAACTCTATCAGCATACACTTTTGTATCATTAGATGTTGCAACTGGTAAATGGGTACAAACCACAGCTGCCAGTGCAGTAGACCAAACTGTATTAACTGGTGTTATCCAGCAAGATGCAGTAGCTGGTCAAGAAGTTAATGTAATGCTTAAAGGTCAAACCAAGTTAGTATTCAGTACACCTATCTTAGAGGCAGCAGCTTCTAACGCTGGTAAGAAAGGCGCTCCTGTAGGTGTTCATGCAACTACTGGTGTAGGTATCCTAGGTGTAGCCGCTACAGCAGCAGGTGTACGTCCTAACTTATTTGGTTTCATTACAGATACAGTTACTACTAATGGTAATATTGGTTCAATTTACTTAGTAGATTAATTGTTCCAGTAACCGATAAACCTAATAATTTTAATATAGTTAATAAAAGGAATATATAAATATGCCAACTCCTAATATCAGTGATGTTCACATTTCTCGCCCGTTATCTAACATTTCTATCCAAATGATTCAAGAAAGCGAAGATTTCATTGCTACTAAAGTTTTCCCTGCTGTACCTGTACGTCACAAAGCTGATACTTTTGTAACTTATGATCGTGCAAGTCGTAACACTCAAGCTATGGAAGTTCGTGCGCCCGGTACTGAAACCGTTGGTGGCGGCTGGAACTATGGTGAAGACACTTACGTGTGTAAAGTATACGGTTACCACGTAGATATTGATGATCAAACTCGTGATAATGCTGACCCAGCATATGATCTAGAAGCTGAAGCAGCTGAAGACTGTGGCCACAAAGCTTTACTACAACGTGAAGATAGTTTCATGAACTCTTTCTATAAGGCGAGTGTATGGGGTCGTGAGTTCCAAGGTGAAGATGCAGCCCCTGCATCAGTAGGTGCAGATACAGCAGCTACAGCTACTCGTGGTAAGATCTCTCGTTTCAGTCAGTTTAACCGAGCTGATTCTGAGCCGTTTAAATTCTTCAAGCGTGTTATCAATGAGCAGAAGCTTCTTTCTGGTTACAAGCCGAATACCTTAATCTTATCTCAAGATATCTTTGATGTTCTTTCTGAGCACCCAGATTATCTAGAGCGTGTTACTGGTGGTTCTACTGATTATGTAGGTACTGAGCTACAGCTTAGTCAACTTGCTGGTATCATTGGTGTTAACCGTGTACTACTTGCTAATGCAGTTGAATGGGTTGGTGATGAGCTACCTGAGGCTCATACTAGCAACAATGCATTTAATGATGCTAATGGTAATACCTATATGGGTGACCAGAAAGCTATGCTTTTCCTATACGTCAAGCCGGGTAAGATGGGTTTGAAATCTGTATCTGCTGGTTGTGTATTTGAGTGGACAGGTTACCGTGGTACTGTATCTAATGGTGCTAAAGTTAAGAAATTCCGTATGGAAGCTCTTGAATCAGATCGTATTGAAATTAGCTTAGCGTATGACATGAAAGTGTTAGCTAAAGATTGCGGTACTTGGGTATTTGATTGTATCGCTTAATAGCTTACTAATTTACCTTCAAAGGACATACTATTAAAGTATGTCCTTTTTTTATGGAGTACCAAATGTACACTAATATTTTTAAAGCTGCCCGACAGGGTAAATTACTTGTAGCCGAAGATGGTGTTCGTATCTTAGGGCGTACTTACAAGAAGAATGATAAAGTAAGATTCCGAGTTAATATGAATCGAATGAGTCTTAAGAAATTACTACTAATGGGTTTACTAAAGATAAGTGACTCAGATACTGTAGTTAAAGAAACTAAGGAATTATCTAATGAAAATACTAACCAACGTTCTGAAGGGCTTGAAGGGTTTGAAGGAAATGAAGACGATCAAGAATTCACTGAAAAAGGATGTGAAGGAGACGTTATCGAAGAGAGTATTGAAGGAGACTCCGTTATCCAAGAACCTGATAATGCTACAGAACTTGAAGGAACAATTATTGAACCTTCTACAGACCTTGAAAATGATCAAGAAGATAGTAATCAACTTGAAGAGCCAGTTGAAGGTACTTTGGAAGGATCTGAAGTTGAAATTGAAGAATCTGTAACTGAAATCCCTTCGAAAGAAGATCTATTAGAAATGACACTTAACGAGATTCGAGTAATTGCGAATCCACTTGGTCTTTCTAGTAATAGTAAAGAAAAGTTAATTGATAAACTTTTAGCACTTTAATTATAAGGAGTTCCTATGTCTAGTACATACACTTATTCGGGCAATCCCGCAACTGTTCCATTAGATGAAGCTCGATTACTTTTAAGTGATATGGGAACTTCTGATAATACAACTGCGGGAGCACCACCTAATTCTAAATTTGGATGTTTAGTAAGTGATGAGATTATTAACTATTATATTAGTAAATATCCAGAAAACATTTATAGAGCATGTTACCACATATTATCCTCAGTGATATCTGGATTACAAGGTGGTAACCAAAGATACAAAACTATCCTAAAACAGAAGACAGGTGATCTAGAGAATACTTACGGTAATACCGGAGCTGACTCTATGTATGTTATCCAAATGATGATTGATAATATAAAGCAGCAGGAACTACAGCAGTATGGATCATTTGTAGATGGATTAGATGTTGACCTTTCTAAAGAAATTAAAGAAGGTTTCTCACCTGAAAAGCTTTCGATCATAGAACCTATAATGGGGTTAGATCATAGATTCTTAGATTAAGGAGCCTACATGATAAAAGTTGACGACAGAGTTTGGCAAAAGATGATGAAGGATCTTTTAGTTACCGAGAAGCAGAAAGCTCAAGCTGGTTTCTTCGATGCTAAAACACCTAGTATTTACAGAGGTAAATCTGAAGCGGATATCATGAACATTAATGAATATGGAGCACATCTTAAGAATGGCTCTAAGATCCCACCTAGGCGAGCAATTGGTAAAGTAGCAAGACAGAAGCATAAGGTATTTAAGAAGCTTTCTGCAATGCATTTTAGAAGGGTTATTAACGGTGGTAGAGTTAATTTAAAACCATTTGGTAAAGTTATGAATCAGGCTATCTCCGATAATATAAATAGCCCTACAGGTATGATTAGAAATAAGAAATCAACTATCAGATCTAAAGGTTTTAACAACCCATTAACAGAGACAGGACACTTAGGTTCAAGTGTCGAGGATAGGGTAATTTAATGATTGGAGTTGGTATACACCAAATTAGAAGAGAAGAGGCTGGTACAAGGGTTAGAGGTAAGTATGTATCAGGTATTATTACAGAGGAACCTTTTGAAGCCTCAATTCAACCAGCAAGTCCTAAAGAGACTACTGAGATACTAGCAGGGGGCGAAGTAGACTATGAATTATACAAAGGCTACACCTACAGTGATGTTAGGGGTGTAAGGAAGAGTATAGGTAAACCAGCTGATAAAGTCTTTTATGATGAAACTTGGTGGAAAGTCGTTAAAGCTAATAGATACAGAGAATCTGATACTGAAGTTCATACTAAGTTCTTTATGGTTAGGGAGATCTAATGGCTGATATTACTAATCTAGATGATATCTTATCTGATATCTATGAAACAGTTTTAGGAAACGAATACCCTATAAATTGGGTAGACCAAGAAGATGTACCTGAACTTAACTCGAATGTATCAACTTATGTAGATCTTGAGATTGAGAACCTTGAGCAAATCGGTAATGAGTACAATTATAGTGTAACTAATGATGCAGAGGGTAATACCTTTAGAAGCACTAAAACTGAATGGGAATTTCAATTCATCTTTACAGCCCATGGACCTGATGCAGATAAGGCGATACGTCTAATCGGTAGGTCTAAGGATCAGCTAGAGACGCGATACCTCTTAACTAATAACAACATAGCACTAAGAAGGTCAAGTGGTATCACACGGCTTCCTAGGGTGGCTGGTGGTGCTATAGAGAAAGGTGCAACTATTACCTTTACGATGGGTGTTGCTGATATCTATACTGAAGAGATTCCAACTATAGACTCGACAGTTGTTGAAGGGATAGTACCTATTACTTTCCAAAACCACGAGTCGGATTTAACAGTAGATACTCAAAGTTATTTCTCCCGTTATGGTTATGAAATTGATACTGTATTTAAAGACTACCATAGCTACACAAATGAATATAATCACATCATTAATTTAGGAAGTTATTTAGATTCTACTGAATCTGATAATGTAAATGATGGTGGGTCTTACCCAATTTTATAATTAAAGGAATTTAGTATGCCAGAAAAGTTAATACCTATGCATGGTACATCATCAGCTGCTGATGAATATACAGGCTCTAAGTCTGAAATAACCATGGATGAAACTAATAATACCATACGAGTACATGATGGAGCTAAAGCAGGTGGCCATGCATTAGCTAGACTTGATCAAGTATCAGAACAACTACAGGCGGATTGGGGTGCAACTGAAGTAGAAGATAAATCTTTCATTAAAAACAAACCTACCAACTTAAGTGATTTTGATAATGATCAGGTTTTTATATCAGAAGCACCAGAAGATGGTAATCAGTATGTACGGAAAGATACAGATTGGGAAGAGATTGTAGTAGAGCAATCTGACTGGACTGAAACGGATAACACAAGTGCAGCTTATATACATAACAAGATCACACCATCTACTGTACTAGAAGTGGAAGACCCTACAAGTGAAGACACTTACATCACTCCTAAAGTCTTGAAAGACCTGACCAAAGTGGCCATTGGTTTAGATGCGGGGAAGATCTTACAAGGGAATAACTCCGTGGCAATAGGTGACGAGGCAGGTAGGGATACCCAAGGAAATTCTGCTGTATCTATAGGAGATGCAGCAGGTAAAGCTGACCAAGGGAACTATTCAGTAGCGGTAGGGAGAAATTCGGCCTTGACGAACCAAGGCAACTCTTCAGTAGCGGTAGGTGATACATCAGGCAGGACAAACCAAGGTAGAAGTGCAGTAGCAGTGGGAACCTACGCAGGGGTCCAAGGGCAGGAAGACTACGCAGTTGCCGTTGGTAGTGGTGCTGGTGGGACGAATCAAGGATTATCTTCAGTTTCAATTGGTCCAACATCTGGAGCTAATGAACAGGGTCAATATTCTGTAGCTGTCGGATCTGGATCTGGTGAAAATGGTCAAGGAAATGGTGCAGTATCTGTAGGTAAGAATGCTGGTGAGACTACTCAGGGAGATTATGCAATAGCCTTAGGTGAAAATGCTGGGAGAAGTTCCCAAGGTGGCGGATCTGTTGCTATTGGTAGGTCTTCGGGAGACACCTCACAACAATCGAATGCAGTAGCTGTTGGCAGTTCGGCAGGTCGTGAAGATCAAGAGACTAATGCAGTAGCTGTAGGATACTTAGCAGGGGATATCGCACAAGGAACTGAAGCTGTAGCTATCGGTAACGAAGCAGGGAAAGGGACTCAAAGATCTGGTGCCGTTGCTATAGGGGGCGAATCTGGTAGTGTTTCACAAGGGACTAAGTCTGTTGCCATTGGTTTTGAATCCGGTAATGGTTATCAAGGGTCTACATCTGTAGCAGTTGGTTACCAATCTGGGCAAACTAATCAGTCAACCGCCTCTGTAGCTGTAGGTGTTAGATCCGGTCAAACTAACCAGTCTGGAAGTGCTGTAGCAGTTGGTAATGAAGCGGGTCAAACCTCTCAAGGTATTAGTGCTGTAGCTGTTGGTAAGAGGTCAGGTGAAACCAGTCAAGGTCAGGCAGCCATTGCCATAGGTGACTCTGCTGGTAATAGCCTGCAAGGTGCTGGCGCTATCGCTATAGGGTTAGCAGCTGGTGCATCTAACCAAGAGGCCCAAGGTGTACATATTAAGACAACAGACTTCGATATGGAGTACCTACCTTCAACTAAAGTACTAGACTTCACTAACGCTGATGGGGATCTAGACTTAACTGTGAACGGTGTAGCTGTTGGTGGGGGTGGGATAAACGCCCCATATAGTAGACTATTTATAGATTGTCTTAATGACCCATCAGCTCCTTTAGTTAAACCAGATGGGACAGTGACAACAATTGGAGGAATTGGTGGTAAGTTGATGGGTCGTAGTAAGTATAAGATCCCTAACTCTTTCTACTTCGAGACAACTAAAGAATCCAGCTCCAATAGTAGTGCATTATACTTAATGTTTTGTCCAATCACTACCAATGCATTAGGAGATACTACAGACTTCACTAAGGGTTTTGGTATAAGATTCCTACAAACTTCATCAGAGAACATTGTAAGTGTAGGTACTGTAGTGGGAACCTCTTTGACAGATAGGATTATATCTGTAAATAGCGCCACAGACTCCTTCCCCTGTAATGTAGGTGACACTATAGGTTTTAGTGTACAACCTGATGGACTAGATATGCACATTATTGCAAATAATATAACGCAGGGAACGACACTCACACATACTCATAATGACGGAGCTACTAACTGGTCTAACGTGTTATTAGATTTTAGTGTACAAATGTCTGGGATATCTAATGGGTCTTACACTCTTAATACAGGGCAGAGTGAGTTCTTAGGGGACTCTCAAGGTTTCCCAGTTTTAGATCATACTCCTCTAGGGGTTAATAGGAGTCTGGTAACTCTTTGGGAGGGTTCAAAAAATACACCAAATATTACTAATGACTATATAGTTAAAGGTGCAGGCAACTGGTATATAACATCAGGAAGTTCAACCCCGTTCCTAGTAACTGTTAGCAATTTACAGACCAGACACATAGTAGAACAAACTACTGCAAACTTTATAGGTAACACGATGGCAGTCACTGCTGTCACAACACAAGCAGGTATGTCATCTATGTCTACAATACAGAATGATATAAACCTATCCTCTAATCAAGTTGGTTTAGTAAATATTCCGGTAACTAAAATAGAATATGCACCCCTTTAAGGAAGACCTATGAAAATTAAACTAGATACAGAGAGATTTGTATTCCCTAACGGTGAATGGCAAGACTTACCCAACACCACCTTGGACGAATCCGTGGCAGTGGTCAGCAAAGAGGTTGACCTATCCACTGTGAAGTATGAGGGAGGTAAGATGATACCACTTACGGAGGAGGAACTACTCTACAAGTTGATGGAGGAAAGAGCCATAGAAGGTAATGAGATCGTAAATTATCTAACTATCTACTTAAATACTAAAGCTAAGGAATATGGTTACGATAATTACCATTCTTCTATGATCTATATCAATTCTTCTGATACAGATGTTAGTAGCTTATCTCAAGCTTTCTTCAATTGTGTTGATGCTGTTTGGTCGTATGTGAAATCTAATAGAGATTCCTTTGAAGCTACAGGTCATCCTAATTTAGAAGAAATTAAATTAAACCACCCTAAACTAGAAGATTATTTAGTTTAACTATTAAACGAGGTACTACTAAAGTACCTCACCTACTTAAAAGGAAATAAAATGACTTCATTAACTAAAATTGCTAATAGTCAGATATCTCGAAGCACTGCACGTATTTCAGTTGCTTCATTTAATCAAGGACTTTACCTTGTAGAAGCTGATTCAAATCTAGATGATAACGACTACTATGCTGTATCTAGTACTGATGATGTACTTGCAATTACAGGTATGACTACTACATCACCTGCTTATTTAGCAGCAGCTGCTTACTTCAGTGGCGACATTACTCCTCAAACTTTGATCATCGGTCAGAAACTTGCAAGTGATACAGACCACGGTGCTGCTGTAGCTCGTATTAAAGCAGCAGGGGCCTCTTTCTACTACATGGCTGCTGAGACTCGTGTATTTACAGAACAACAGGCTATCAGTACATACATTGGCTCTCAGCCTAAAGTATACTTAGCTATGTCTAACTTACCAGCTGATATTGTAGCAGCTAATGATTCATCAGCTGAGACTACTAATTCTGATCGCACAACTTACTTTTATGAAACAGCCGCTGCCATTACTTATAATGAAATGCGAGCTATGGGTAAATTCTGTGCTGCTACTACGGGATCTTGGGTAGCTGCTTCTCAGTTATTATCAGGTGCAGTGGATACTAAGTTAAGTGATACCCAATACGATGAAGCTATTACTAATCGTATGAACTTCTTCGCTAACTTTGGTGGCTTAGTTGCACTTCAAAATGGCCAAGCATCTTCAGGTGAATGGTTAGACGTTATCGTTAATTTAGATTATGTAGATGCACGATTAGAAGAAGCCCTTGCTCTACTAAAAATCTCTCGTGATAAAATTAGTTATGATGATGATGGTATTGCTTTAGAAGAAAATGCAATTCGTGGTGTATTAGGTACAGCACAGGATTTAGGAATCTTCTCTTCTTATACAATTACCTCTAAAACTGCTGCTGAAGTAGGCAGTCAAGTTCGTGGTACTCGTGAGTATGCTGGTTTCAATTGGACAGCAGTACTTGAAGGCGCTATTCAATACACAGATGTACGTGGCAACGTAGGAGCATAATATAATGGAAACATATCTACCAAGTGAAGTAAAAATGTCTTTAGGCACAATACCTATTAAAGGTGTTATGGATGGTACTTTTATTACTATCGAACCTAATGCAGATACATGGAAAAAGAAAGTAGGTGCTCAAGGCACTGTAGGACGTACACGTATTGAAGATAGTTCATATCGTATCACTATTACGCTAATGGGAAGTTCTGCAACTAATGAAGAACTAACTGGTGCTTACCTAGTTGATAAAGCTACAGGTGCTGGACAGCTCCCATTCTCTATGAATGATAATAGTGGTAAGGATAAGTTCTTTGCTACTAACGCATGGATTGTAGCACTTCCAGCTGTGAGTAAATCTGATGATATTACTCCTGTAGTTTGGATTATCGACTGTGCAGTTGGTGATAACATTATTGGCGGAAACGCTTAACTTAAACATCTGAGGAGGATGACATGGCTTTAAAATTACATCAAGGTGAGATCACAGATTCAGAAGGTAACGTAATATCGTATGCCTTTAAAACAATGGGATCACGTAAAGGTATCCCAACTAAACTAAAATTAGCTAAACTTATCGGACCAAGTATTACAGGCGCATTTTCAAGTGTCACTACTGACGAAAATGGTGAAGCTGTTATTAAACCTGAAGACCTTAATAGCATCACAGCTACGATCTTAGAAGCAATCTCGGATGATGAAAGTGCTTTAGATCTAATCGAAACCCTTCTATCTGGTGTTATAATGGATGGAGTTGAAGTGGATTTCGATGAATACTGGGCAGGTAATTATGGCACCATGTACAAGATGGCATTGATTGTCGCTAAGGCTAACTTCGGGAGTCTTCTAAGCTTGGTCGGTATCAGCCCTATGCATTCCCAGATTCCAAAGGATCTAGGGGAGCTTACAGCACAATAGTAAGTACTACGGCCAGTCATTATAATATTAACTGGCCTATAATGCGTTTAGTGTACGATCAAAGCTTAAATTATACAGCAGATTACTTATACGATGAATGCGATATACATGATATTGAAGAGTTAATCGAATATCAAGATCTGCTGGCTGATATGAATAAAGCAGATGAAATAGATAATGAAAGGTAATTAATATGGCTACACAGAGTATCAAGGTAGCAGATATCTTTGCACAATTTGGTTTTAAAATTGATAAGACCTCCATGCAAAGTGTTAACAATGCTATCCAATCTGGTGGTGCTAATATGGGCACCTATACTAACAAGATAAAAAGAAACCGTAGTGCAATGCAGGGTTTAGTTAACACCATGCGAGATTACAAAGGTATCTTAATTGCAGTTGGTGGTTTACAGTTAGGCCAGTCCCTTGTTAGGGCAACTCGTGATGCTCAGTCCATGGATAATGCCTTGTTAGCAGCCTCCGGATCTCAGGAGGCTTATGCTACGAACAATGAATTTTTACAAGGTACAGTCGATAGATTGGGGCTTTCATTAAGAGAAACAGCTAACGATTATACTTTGATGACTGCATCAGCTGATGGACTATTTGATGCCAATAATAAAATAGCGAATCAGAAAGAAATTGATAAAGTATTTCTATCTGTAGCAGAAGCTTCAACTGTTTTAGGTTTAAGTGCAGACAAAACCCATGGAACACTTCTCGCACTTACCCAGATAATGAGTAAAGGGAAAGTACAGTCAGAAGAATTACGTGGTCAGCTGGGTGAACGGTTACCCGGTGCTTATAGAATAGCAGCCGAGGCAATGGGTTTAACTACTGCTGAATTAAACAAACAACTAGAATTAGGTAATATCTCTTCTAAAGAGTTCCTACCAAAGTTTGCTGATAGGTTAAGGGAAACTTTCACCAATGCAGATGTGATACGTGGATCTAGGTCTTTAAATGCAAATATTAATAGATTAAATACTACGTTCTTTAGAGCTGGTAAAGAATTAGGTGAAGGTGGTTTTAATAAAGGGTTAACACTTCTTCTTATTAATATATCTAAATTACTAGATAGACTAACCCCTGTATTCTACGCATTAGGACGTGGACTAGAATTCTTAATGGTTCCTTTTAGGGTACTATTTAGAATGCTTGAAGGTGTTGCAGCGGTCTTCGAGTGGAGTACCACAGCAGGTCTAGGACTTGTAATGGCTATAGGCGGTATAGTAACAGCTGTAATTGGGGCTGGACCTGTTCTAGCGGGCTTAGGTGCTATTCTAGCTCTGCTAACATCCCCTATAACAATTGCTATTGGATTATTCACAGCTATAGGTATTGCAATAGATGAAATGTGGACCTACTTTCAAGGTGGTGAGACAATACTAGGTGAGTTTGAATGGTTCCGTGATCTAATGGATATGTTTAAAGAGATTCCACAACTTATAGAAGATGCAAAGAAAGCTGTTGACGATTTCTTTAGTTTGAAAACTGTTGATAAGGTGAATGATGCTTTACTTGATGCGGGAGATTTACTTCAGGAAAAAGCTGATGAATACTTAGGTGATGCAACGGATGTAATCTCTGTAATGTGGTCAGGACTTAAAAGTGATATGTCTGATATGTTCGGAACTCCCTCACAGGTTGTAACTTCTAAAGATTCTACTGTACGTCCAATAGATAGAGTAAGTGCCACCACATCAAGTAATAAGACTAATATTGATTCCTCTACTACTATCGACAAAGTTGAAATAAATCTTAAGAGTGATCTAGATAAAGATGTGATACAGAGTGAAGTGACAAAAGGTATTAATTCTTATACTCAAAATAAAACTACTCTTAAAATGAAACCTACGGAGGGTTAATTATGCCATTAGGATTAGTACAAGCTGCTAGTGGTGTAGCATCACGACTAGGACTTTATAACGATAAATCTTCCCAACCTGAGAAGTACCTTACATTTAGATTTCAAGAACTAGAGAATGGTACTTTTAAGGATGATGAAGCTTTATACGTAACATTAGATGTTGTAGATGAAATCAATATAAAGATGCCAACTAGGATTTCAAAGAAACCAACATCTGAAGGTCGTAAAACCGATAATATCCACAACGACCCTATAGAGGTTCACTTTAGAGGCTTTATTTCTAATGCATCCATCAATCTTTTAGATACTAATAAGATAGGATCTAGGATTACTTCAATACTAGCAAGTAGTGTAGGACTCTCACCTCTAGCAGCTGGATTAGCAGCAGAGGCAGCTATGGCTACCATAGTAACAGATAAAGCCTCAGATAAAGCTTATGATTTGATTAAACAGATTAGGAATAAACGAGGACTTGTATCTATCTCAACAAGTCTAGAAACTTTCTCAGGGATGGTCTTCGAGTCAATTGATATTCCTATAAATTACGATGTAGGTGATTCTCTATACATTGAAGCAAGAGCTATTAAGCTTCCTATTGTATCTTCCAAAACTATTGCAAGTACTTTTATGGATCTTGAAGATAATAGTGGTGGTGCATCAACTACCGACCTTGGAAATCAATCAATGAAGACAACTGATTCATCCATTTTAAAATCTTTATTTTAAGGAGTACTTATGCAACAAGTTCCAATTAAAGAAGGTACTCAAGATTTTATACAAACCTTACAACTGGATGATGGTATTAAAACCTTACCTATTCGTTTAAGGTTACGGTGGAGTAGTAGACTAGGAGAAAATGGCTTAGGTATGTGGGTGTTATCCTTTTACAAATCAAACGGTGAGCCTCTTATCACAGGAATTCCATTGGTTGTAGGTTTGGATATAACAGGCAGATTTGGTAGGGATGAATTAGGAACAGGTCATTTGGTTTGTGTACATGTTGATGGTTTGGTTGAAGTAGGTTTTAATGATTTAACAAATGGTAAGGCTAGTCTTTATTATTTAACGGATGCTGAATATGACGCTATTACTTAATCATTCTTACCAACTACTAATTGGAAGTAATAATACTTCTTACCAAACTATTGAATTAACAGAACATGATGTTCATTTTGAGATTGTAAAGGATACAGCAGCAGGATCTACAGCTAAGTTTAAAATATTTAATTTAGATCCATCTGATTATGACTTAATTGAATCATACGGGGAGAATGTATCTGTTATATTCCTAGCTGGGTACTTAACAGATACAACTTCTGAGATTTTTACTGGTAACGCTAATCTTATTTTCAATACTACGGAGAATGAAGATCACGTTATTAATATACATGCAGACTCTTCAGAAACCTTAATGTTAGATGCTTACTCCCAAATAACAATTCCAAGTGAAGGCAGTAATAAAGCAACAAGAAGGAAGGCTATTAAGGCACTTGCAAATGATCTACAAAAGATAGCTAGACTTAATAATGATTATATTAATCTGTCCGTACAAGATAGTAACCTACAAGGACTATTTATGGATGATACCTTTGAATCCGGTTTTTCTTGGATGGGTCCTACAGCTGCTGGACTAGATTGGCTTTGTAACTCAGTAGGGTACGACTGGTTTATTGATCAAGGTGAGTTTTATGTAAAACCTAAATCATTTAGTAAGGCTACAACTTCTGGATCTTTCAGTGGAAGTGTTATTTATCAATTAAGTGCTGATTCTGGTCTTTATAGTATTGAGAAAAAAGTAGGTAAAGCTTCTGAAGGGCTAAAACTAACAGCTAGGTGTGCATTACTTAATAAGGTTTCAGTAGGTGATAAAGTCGAAGTAATAGATGAGTTAGCTAATGGTACTTTTAAGATTGATAAAATTAAAACATCTGGTCAATTTATTGGTGACCTTTGGGATACTGAACTAGAACTATCAACTGAAGCCTCAGAAAAGGCTAAGTCACTTTAAAAGGAGGGATTATGGAAAGTATTAATCAACCATCTGAGCAGGAATTGTTTGAAAATAATGTAACTTTTATGTTACAAGCTGTACGAACAGGTATACCCGGTAAAATAGTAAAAACAGATGGACAGAAAGCTACCGTAATCCCAACTGTTAAAAGGTTGTTTAAAGGTAAACCTATAGATCCGGTAGCTATCCCAAATGTACCTATTTGGAGATTAGGGACAAAGACAGCAAGGGTAACCGTACCTCTTAATAAGCAAGGTGGTGATTTTTGTTTAATCATGTTTGCTGAACGTCCTATAGATACATGGGCAGCAGGGGATGGCTCTCCCAAGGCCCCTAAAGACGGCGGACACCATGATACTCGTGGAGCTTGGTGTTTGGTAGGGTTAGAACCCTTTACAGCTGCTGCTGTCGATACAGAGAACCTTGTGGTTGAAATGAATAGAGATAAGCCTGCTAACTATTGTTCTATGACTTTAGCACCAACGGGTGTAATTAAGATGGTATCTCCAAAAGAGATTATTTTAGATACACCAGTCGTTAAATGCACAGGTAATATAGAGGCAGCTCAAGAAGTCCAAGATAAGGTTGGTACGCTAGACAGGCTTCGTCAGAATTATAATACAGCTACATACATTGGCAACCTAGGAGCACCAACTTCTATAACTAACAAGGTTGATTCATAATGGCATTAGATTCTACAACTTACGGAACAGCTTGTAATAATCTTTTAGCCACACAAGTAACTGATCCTACATCCCTTGATCTTAAATCACCTACAGAGATGGCAGAACTATTTGCAGCTGAGTATGATAAATATGCTAAAGGTGGAACACTTCTAGGTGCCGATTTAACTAAAGGTGGTGATATTACTATATTAGAAGCTGGCTTCATATCTGATAATACAACTGCAATGTCAACTAAAATAGCTACTGCAATTTGCGGATACTGGGCATCTGCTACTACAGTATCTGAGACTCCCGAACATGGTGGTACTTCTGTAGTTTCTGTTGAGATACAAGCAATTACTGTTTTAGCAGCTATGATAGCTGCGGTTACCGATACTATCACAAATGTTGCAGGAGATGGTTGGATTGATCTCTTTAAAAATACTGAGGAAGTGGTTAAAACAATCCCTTGTATAATTACCGAGTTAGTAGGAGCACCACCAGTTTCTACAACTTTCCCTGAAAGTATTACATAGGAGTTACTTATGGATTTCAGAATAGATCCCGCTACTGGGGATATCGACTTATTTGGAAGTTATGTTTCAGGAGTTGAACGAGCAGCACAAAGAATAGATTTCCTCGTTAATACAATGAGGGGCGAGTGGTTTTATGATAGAACAAGTGGAATACCTTATTTCCAAGAGATACTTGGTAAAAAGAAATCTAAAGAAACAATAGATGCACTATTTATAGAAGCACTTTTAAACGAGAACTACGTGGAGTCAGTTACTTCCTTTAGTTCAGAAATTATTGATAGAACATACATCCCCACTTTTACAATTAAAACTGTAGAAGGGGTTGTATCAAAAATTTAAGGAAATAATATGGCTGGCTTAACCGATAATGGTTTTGAAGTAAAAACCGTAGAAGAAATTGTAGAGTCAATGAATGAAGACTACAAATTAAAATTTGGTGAAAACTTTGATGTTAATCGAGATGTAATTGGTCAACACTCTGCACAAACATCAAGTGAGTTAGCATTAGCTTGGGAAGCTATTGGTGGTATCTATGCTATGCTAGATCCTGATACAAATAGTGGTGTAATGCAAGATTTTACTGCAAGTTTAATTGGTACTAACCGTTTATCAGGACAGCCTGCCACGCTTCCTAAAGTTTTAATTAAAGGTACTGATGGAGCTTCAGCTTCAACTACTAACCTAATTGTTTCTTATAACTCGGAACAGTACGCACCTTCTTCTCCTCTTATTATTGACTCTAATGACTCTTACTGGTGGAAGATAGCTGTAACAGGATCAACTACTGTAACTAATATTATTTTTACATCTACTAATTCATCTCAAGATATCACAGTAGGACTACTACTTTCTGATACTGAAGAAGAGATTGCTGATAAAGTTGTAAACTCTTTTAATGCAGCTCAGACAATTGGACTTAAAGATGTATTCTTTGCGGAGAAAGTGTTAGAAGGTTCTACTTGGACAATTGGAATACGCCTTCTACTTGAAGATGCAAATGCAGAAGTAGTCACTGAAACCACCTCCGGACCTTTTACCTTTGAAGAGTATGGCACTGTATCACGCATGATCTCAATTTTAGAATCAGCAATTACGGTCCCACTTTTAACAACTTTGCAGATAGATTTACCACCTAGTAATATTACAGGTGCTTTTAATATTGATGCAGGACAAGCAGGACGTAAAACTGAAACAGCAGCAGAATTAAGAGTAAGACGTAAGAACTCTTTCAGTATATCAGGTGGTGGATCTTTAGCAGCTATCATTGGGAGAGTTGGTGATGTTACAGGTGTTACAAATGTATCAGGTCTTCAGAATGTAACTAAAGTAACAGATTCTAATGGTTTACCAGCTTCAAGCTACCAGATTATAGTTTCAGGAACAGCTACTGATCTTGATATTGGTGAAGCTATACTAGATGCAGGACCAGCAGGTATTGAAACACATGGTGATGAATCAATTATCATAACAGACGAATCAGGTAATCCTGTTCCAGTTTATTTCTCAAGAACAGAAATTGCGTATATCTCTGTTAAAGTGGTTTATACTTTATTTGATGAAGGTACTACTTCTGATGTAGTAGTTGATGAAATCAAGAACGCTATCTTATTAGCAGCAGAGAAACGATCCGGTGGAGGTATTGATTTACTCCCTGATGTATACTCAGGAACCGTAATGGCGAATGTTGAAGGTCTAGAATCTGCAACAGTTACTTTTAATGTTAGTGATGTTATAGAAACTAATCCAGTATTCACTTCAGGTAGACAAGTAATTACAAACCTTCAAATTCCTGAATTTAATGCAGATAGAATACAGGTAACTTTATAATGAATATTAGAGATTCAGTAACTAAAGGGTTAGGTAGATCTCTTTCAATTGTAAAAAACAAACCTAACTTTAAAGCTCTTCAAGAGGTATCTCTCAAACAAGTGAAAGAGCTTGAAGATGCTATTTTTGATTTGATAGATCACTTAAGCATAAATGAAGCAACAGGTGATCTTCTTAATAAGATTGGGGCAATGGTTGGTGCTTACCGTAATGGTCGTTCTGATCCTGATTTCAGAGATGAAATATTTCTAAATATTGCAATCAACACATCGGATGGAACTCACAACAAGTTAATTAATATTATTAGATTGTTAACCAAATCAACCAACGTGAATATCCAAAGAGATTTCCCAGCAGGTCTTATTATTACTGTTGATGGAGCTAACGTAACACCAACTATGGCATCTAAGATACAAAGGGCTGTTGCAGCAGGTGTAAGCCTAACTCTTAATGGTACTAATGGTAAGAACCCTCTGGGGCTTGTATCAGGAAGTACAGGTCAGAACGGGGTTACGGGTGCTAAAGGTTTATATGATGATGGTTTGGATTTAGAAGAGGCTGGTTACCTTGTAGATGGTTTCCCTAATACCGGAATTAACTCACCTACCCTAGAGGGATATGTTAATGCAGCGGAGACTTACGCCACACCTCAATTAACAGCAGATGCTATAGTTGAAGTTTATAATAATCCCTCACAGTATACACCTATTTTTAATGCAAGGTTAGCTGTTGTAATTGCTGCATTCAATCCAACGGATGCTGTAGATTACCAAACTATTGCATTTAATTATTTGTTACTTTGGGGACTACAGGGCGAAACTGAAGAAGACTTCAATAAAGCTAAACCTGTTATCGACAGTCTACCAACATCCCTAGATAAAATTAGATATTTAACCTTACTAGGGGTTTACTAAGGAGAAATTATGGCTAAGCCAGCTACTACTTTTACGTTTGCTACTAACACTGTAAACAACGGAACTTTTAATACACCCAACAAGAAAGCACCATCAGCTACTAAACTAGAAGATGGTTTTCTTGTTGAAACATTACATCGTGGAGAATTAAACTATTTATTTAATCAAATAGGTGAGTGGATAACTTACCTTGCAGATGATGTAAATGGAGAGAAAATTGAGTTCGGAACTTCTAAGGTTGAGATACCTGTTATTGATGGGGATATTCTAAGTACTCGTAACAATGTACTAAAACAACGTATCACATCTAATACAACTGATTTTCTAAATGATATTAGAACAGAAAGTATTTCAGGTGATAATCATTTCTCAGTTAATAAAGAGACAGGTGAGATAACGGCACCATTACTAACTGGTAACGCTGGAACTGCTACTAAGCTTGAGACTGCCAGAACTATTGAACTTACAGGTGATGTTACAGGGTCTGCAAATTTTGATGGTACATCTAATATAGATATTTCAGCAACTGTGAATGGGAACTTACACGAACATGATGCAGCAAAAATAACGACAGGTACTTTGAGTAATGCTCGACTAAATAAAGCTTCTTCTAGCACACAGGGTATTCTAAAAGTAAGTAACTCACTTAGTAGTACCAGTTCTTTGGATGCCTTATCTTCCTCAGGTGGTAAGAATTTGCAAGATCAAATTAGCTCACTACTTTCTTCACATACAACTATCTGGACAGGTAATCAAGTATATCTTGATATGAATTCATTACCCGGAGGTTGGCCGGGTGATGGATTCTACTTAGCAAATGGTACACTTATGTATTTAATTCAAAATCAAACAAATAGTGTAGTCTCGAGTGGTGGTGCGGGTGGAGGAGTTATGAGTATTACAAAACTTCTTAAAAATTCAAGTAATGTTATATTTTTCCGAACCTACTACGATGACGGAACTGGATATGTCGATATTAATATTACAAGTTTGATTAAGGTAGGTTGACACTACTAAGGAGAATTCCACAGGATGGAAGCAATCACAACTAAAATAGGATTTATACCAGCTGCTGAAGATCTAACAGGTATGGTAGGTAGAGCTGTTGCAATTAATGGTTTCAACCCTGAATACAAACATGGTCTTTGGCAGCTACCTCGTACCCTTAAAGCAAAGGGTATCGTAACTAAGGGAGCCAAGACTTTAGATGCACCAGCAGTTGTTATATCAGGTGTAACGGATGTACGGTTATCAGCTACCTCTGGCCCGGTATCTCCGGGTGATTCCTTAACTTGGGACACAGATGGCTACCTTACTAAAGGTGGGGCTTTTGCTACAGCACTAGGTTATGGGGATAGTGGTAAGATCATACCTGCTTTCATTTTTCCTACGGAAGAGAGTGGTATAGGGGGTAAATACGTTGAAGGTGGTAGATACTCTGATACAACGACTCAGACGGTTACAGGTCCCGATATCCTAACACCTGTTCTTTATGGTCCCGGTGGTACAGATAATAGAGGTATCGCTACTATGGATACTGAAGGTGTTATAACTTTAAATAAGTCAGGACCTGCTTTTGTTAAGCTACATTTTAGAGTTGGTAGAACAGGCGCATCTGGTACTTCTAAGGTGGTTCTTAAAAGCCAAGTTTCTGTTGATGGTGGAGCTTCTTGGCAATTTACTGAGAATGATGTATTCAGTGCATCACTTCATAACTCAACGGATATCGAAGTTATAAGTGAACAAGTATTTATCAATGGCTTAGCTGGTTTTAAGTTTAGGACTGTATGGGCTAGGGATAGTACAGGAGATAATTCTGGTAATTTAGAACCATTAGAGATAGGACCTAATCTACAAGTACAAGGTTTAAGTGTACAACCAAGTGCTAGAATGGTTGTTTACTTTGATGAAGAGTTCGTATACTATTAATTCTAAAGTTAATAAAAATACCGTGAGGAGGTGTAATGTCAGAACAAGTAGATCTATTAAGATTAAAGGAATCTGTGAGCGTATTACAGGGGATGTTAGCTAATCAAGTAATGGAGTACTCTCGACTGAAAGTAGAAGAGTCATTAGTTAGAAAAGATGCACAAGCCCTTAATACTTATTGTACTGAGTTAGAAGAGGAAGTTAGTAAATTACAAGCTGATAAATTACAACTTAAAGCAAAGCTAAATTCAGTAACTTTGGATAATAAATCAGAATCATCTGAATAATTTTAATAAATAACTCATCTCATTAACTACAAGAGGCTTATGCCTCTTTTTCATGCCCGAAGGGGATTAATATAAATGTCAATAGAATCACACACAGCGGGTCATATAATTGATGGTGCTAGTGTTGTAACAGGAGTGCCAGTAACAGTGGCTACAGTAATATATGGTATCGACCTTGAAGCTTTCATCATGTACGGTACAGCCATACTTGTAGGAACCAGTTTACTAAAATTAGCTTGGAATGCAGGAAAATTCGTAATCAAGAAAGCAAACGAGTTATTAGAAAAATAACTTAGGAATAAAATACATGGAATGTAGACAATAAGCCCCACACCTTAAATGGTAGTGGGGCTTTTTTTATTATTTTATTCTTTTAACTATTCGCAATTTAAGAAAAGAACCGTGGGATATGACTAATCTTTGGGCTTGCCTTAATGTCATTAAATCCCACTTTAAGTCTTCCCATCTCTCAAAGAATTCACACCAGTCCTGTACCATGTAAGCGCGCTTCTTACTCATTGCCTGCCTCCAATTTGTTATTAATTAGATACTATAAACTAAATAATCACTCTGTCAATCATTTATAAAAATCCCTTAATATTTCTACTAAGGGATTCTAATTGTTAAAGTTTAAGGTTTATTTAATTGACTATCTAGAAATTCTTTAATTATATCACCATGGCACCTTTTAGGTGAACAAAAGCATTCTAGTTTCACATCTTCTTTTTGAGCTATACGGTAGATACGTACAACTTCTTTATATAAAGAACAAGATTTATCTTTAATACTTTCATTAAAATAGACTTCAAATTCTTTAATTACTTTAGTTCGTTCTCTTTCGGATTGATTATTCATAATATAAGGATTACCTAAAGGAGAACCACGCCCTATATAAATAGCTCCTACATACCTATCCTTTTTATTAACAACTTTATAGTCATAAGTATATCAAACTTCAAAGAAGTAAATACGTTTATTACCTTCAGGGTCACAAACCCAACGATTATGGTGTGCATTATTCTGCCACTTAGTATCAAAGTGGAGCCAGTTAACCCGGTTCTCAATCCTTCTAATACATTCAGGTACAAAGGAACCCTGTTCAATACGAGTCTTGATACTCTCACGAACTCGTTCAGCAGTGAAACTTTTAAACTTACAATCGAATGCACGACCCACTGAGTGCATAGACTTCTCAGACCAGTAGCTGCTTCCTAACTCCCGATACCCCGAATGTTTACAAGCATGACCATTATTAATAATCGTAGGACCGAAGGTAGCACGTAACCAATCAATAGCCACAAGGATACTTACATCAAACAACGCCCAACAAGATGTTTCACCTAATCTATCAAGAGTCTCCGGTTGTACAAGCTCTTTAATTCCGAAGTTGCGACAATGGTATTCCCCACGTCCTAAAACCTCCCAGTGACCTTCCTGAACCCATGCAATGAAGCCTTCATCACTTAATTTCTGTAGTTGTTCTTTCAAATTACCTTTACGTACAATATTATGCATCCCAGTCCCCTCCTTTTAGTTTTTGAATTTGATTTTCTAACTTATCAAGAAGTAAATGACCCTTTTCTATTAGGGCAGATTCATCCTTTCTTTTGACGATATCGTAACACTCTGTAATTGTCAAATTATTATTAACAAGTTTAACTAACGCAACACTTGTGTTATCTAACCCAAGTCCAAAGTTTGCTTGAATAGGGGGATGACCTTCTTGCTCTACATACCCCACATCCGGGTAGTATATGATAGCTGCTGGTGGTATTTTTCTCTTAATGGTAAAAGGTCCCTCGGTATGGTATCCGTCAATAGTTGCTCCATTAATACTCAAGTTAACATCTTTTGGACTGAATCCCGGTAAAGTAGTCTCTGAACTTTCAGGATACGAGTTAATACAATCACCTGCACTAGGGTCAATAGGGGTATTACACGACTTATAACCCTCTTTTAGTAGAGCTAACTCCTTCTCCATATCCAAAATAGCAAGGTATTCTTCACGAGTAATAGTTGCTTGTGGTACATTGATAGAGTTACTTGATGTAAACTTATTATGAATTGATTCAGGAAGCATTGGTTATCCCTCCATGGTTTTATTGATTAGATCGCGTTTATCAATAATCTGACGATCATTAGTCATCTCAAACCCTTCTGGGAGTACCACAGTCTTAATGTAACCAGCGTCCAGACGTTTTTGAGTATCCACGACCCACTTCTGTAGGTCAGCTTCAAAAGTATCCTCAGAGGCTTCCCACGCTTCTGTGATAGCTAAACGATGTTCCATAATCTCATCACCAGATGCAATAACCCATTGAGGGTCTTCACCTACCACATAAGTAGAGTTGAAACTACGGATAGATGCATAAGGGAAAAGGGTGCATAGTCCTTGGTGACCTTCAAATACTTCAAAGAGTGCTACAAATAATTCATCCCAGTTATAGAAGACTTGACGTTTGGCACCAAAGATACGATTACGTTTATTAGCACTACAACGAAGCAGGAAGTCATCTAAGCTACTTAGACGGTCTTGCAGTGTACATGTATAAAGGTCCTGTAAATGCCAGTCAGTGGGCATTGCATCATGAACTACGAGGGTTACTTCACCTTCTTCATCACGAGAGATAAATGCATCAAGTGTTAGATGAATATCAATATTATCGAATACACGTTTCAGCTGTTCACGAAGTTTAGAACCTAGACGCTTATATGGTTGACCATCCATATCCCATGCAGTTACTTTAGATTTCTCATCAGTACCACCACCTGTGATATGTATACGTTTATAATCAAGTGGGCTGTAGACAGGCATTACAATGACCGGAAACTTTAGACCAGTTAAGGATTGTTCGGATGGACGAGTTGGCAATGTTGCGAATACATAATTATCAGTTTCGATAGATTTGTTTGTCATGTAAAGATTCTCCTCAGAATGAGAGCTACCCTTATTGGTAGCTCATGTTGGTAAGATTATAGATCAGGGATCGACTTGTCAAGTCTTTGCTCATGAAATTTAGCTAATCGGATAGAACCTTGTGAGCCAATACACAAACCTTTTATCTTAAAAACTGTTCCCAATACTTGAGCCGGGTCTTCTAGCCACTCTCTACGCATTGAATCAGTTGCACAACCGTCAATAGTTAGAAAAGAATCCGGTTGGCTTTTATCTTCGAAAGCTTTCCAACGGAATATTAGTTTATTAACCATTCCTTCACGTTTAGTCCCTACATCCCCGGCTTCATAACCTACACATTCCAAATCAATATCATAATTACTTACAATTTTAAAAGAAGTGTGATCTTTACGGCCAGCAACCCATCCAGCTTCTTCTAACTTAGCTACAATACCTTCTTCACCTTTAGCTATTACTTTTTCAGACATTTCAATTATATGATCAAGATCTACATGGTATTGACCTAGTACACGGGATAGGAATATTACTTGATTACCCCAACCTTCGCTAGTAAGACCTTGTACTACATTCTCACGTCTTTTCCAAAAAGGTGTTAAGCTGATACCTTCATTAAACTGATCTAGGGTTACTACATCAAATAGTCGTAAATAAGTATGTTCATTTGCTTCGATTTCATCGAAGTGGATACGATCACCTACATCATGTCCCGGATTCTTCGCAGTAGCTTTCTTAGCCTTAGTCGCGATACCGTCACTTAATGGTTTCTTACGGCTAGACTTGTACATAGCCCCAAGCTCTTCTAAGCTCACAGTATCGTTAACAAGTTCACCCATAACCACTTGGGCACCTTTAAGGCTGAAACCCTCCTCTAGGCCCTGTACGATTCGATCAACGTGTACTAACTCATTACCAGTACGTGACCAACCACCTTGGCAAGTCCCATCTTCATTAAGCACCCAGAAAGAGTAGATACCATCTTCTTTAATCTCAACAGTATACTCATCAGAAGATGTAGCAGCTTGTGCTTTCTTACGGCAGTCTTTCAAGTGCTTAACTAATTGAACTACTTTGTTAGCCTTGCGAGAGCAGTTTTCAATAGACCACTTCATTTAACCTCCTCAATTTTCAATTTTTTATCATTAGGTTTGTTAAAGATACAACCATCACATCCTTCATCAGGACATTCACTATTAAGTGATACAGTTTCACAAAACTCTTCAATAGTCTCAGAACTTACCGCAATAATCATTAAATCATCCCCTCATTTAAGTTAGCAACATCAGTATCGGTAAGGTCAATAAGCTCCACCTCACCTACTGCGTATAATGTACCACGAGTAGAACGTAGTTGTCTATAAATATGATCCATAGATGTTTGACTAACAGGTTGTAATACTTGTATTACTGTAGACATATACATCTCTGAATGCTCATTATTAGATTCTTCTAAATGTGTATGCATCGTAGGTGATAAGTCATCTTCTTCCAAATCAACCTCAATAACTTCATCTTCAAGTATAGGAACAGAGGGATCATAGTCACTGATACTATCACCAGTGTCTTCGTCATCATCAAGATCAGATTCCATATCAAGATAAATGTCATTTTCATCATCAATAGTTTCATCTACCTCTACCTCTACCTCTTTAAATTCGCTATCGGTAGTGTCCTCTATTTCTGGATCATCGTCAAGCCAATCAAAATCTTTATCATCTACCATTGTTAGTTACTCCCTAAATACTTCATATGCTCTGAGATCGTCTTAACAAATTGCACACCCGGAGTAAAGTGAAACCCTTCAAGCGGTCGATCATTATGACCAAATAGGTCAATAAGTAAATAGTCTTGGAAGTCAGCTGCTTTATCCTTGAAGTTCTCTAGTGTTGAGTCGTTTTTAACGATAGCTGTTAATTTACTACGATCAAGACCTTGTTCTGAGATATGTCCGGTAACTGCTGTTGCTATACCTTGATCCTCTACACGATCAATCCCTAACACAAAACAATCATTATTAGTAAACCATTCAAGCTCATTAGGGAATCGTACATCTGTAACAATTAGAAGTGGAATATACGTTGGTATTAAATCTACCCAGATACTCTCACTAATTTCACGACCAAATTCAGTACCAAACCATTGATAAGCTTGACGAGGTGATACTACATAAGCGTTATCACTACTACTAATTGCGAATACTTCACAGAAATGAGATAGAAGGTTTTCAGAACCAAATCCAGTATCTTCTGCAATTACACCGAATCGTTCATCTAAAACTATAGCTAATTCAGCAGCCCAATTAGATTTAAGTTCGACATTAACAACTGTTTCTTTGAGGTGACCTTCAGAATGACGTTCATCCCAACCAAATAACCCATTAATAACTTCTTTGATAGGTTGTGCCATTGCATATTTCTTCCATTGTGGATTAGCTGCAATCATTTCATCTGCAAATGTATCCTTACCACATCGAGCATTACCGATACGTTCACCAGATTGAGTTAGTAGCGAACCGTAAAGACCTACGATAATTTTAGACATATTAATACTCCTTTAATTTTAGTAACAAAACTTCTTCAGCTGCACATACATCTATAAGTCTTTTTAATTCTGATTTTAGATTACGTAGCTCAGGTGTGATAACTACAGATAATACTTCTAACTCATTTTCAAACTGTGCTTTACGTATACGGGTATCATCAAGCATACGGTCTAAATCTAGATTGATCGACTTAGTTTTTATTGCAATCTCTCCAAAAGTTTCCTGTTCATGTTGATCTGTCATATAACCTCCTCAGGTTGTGAAGGGAGAGAATTAACTCTCCCAGAGTGTGTTAGCCCTCGCAAGCTACACAGGTTGCCTTAGCTGCCTGTATACCTGCAAGTGCTCGCATATAATACAAAGTTTTAATCCAATCATTAAGCATTGCTGATTGAACGATTTGTTGAATAACCTCTTCCTCTTCATCTGCTGAGAAGAATAAGTTAATACTTTGTGCCTGACATATTTGAGTCTGTCGTTGTGCAGCTAACCGAATAATAACATTCTGATCAATCTCATATGCCGTTAAGAATACTCGTTTCTCGTGATCTGATAACCAATCCAACTGCTGAACTGATCCATAATGCTCAATGATACTATCAATAAGATCATTCTGCTGTTCTTCAGTATCCCACATCCCCTTTGATTTAGCTAGTGCTAAAAAGCTAGGGTTAATACGTTGTATTTCACCTGCACTTGTAGGCTGGTTATATACAGCAGCTACTACAGGTTCAATACCTTGGCTAACACCACCACATAGTAAACTAGAACTTGTGTTAGGTGCAATAGCTAATCGGTGAGTATTACGTACACCGTAACCTTTACACCATTCAGGTTCCCCAAGTTCCTTAGCCATCCACTGAGATGCACGTAGAGATTCTTTATTCAAGTGCTTAAAGATCTCACCATTTGCATATACAGCTTCTAAGCTATCCATAGGGATACTACGGTCTTGTAAATAAGTATGGAACCCTAACGTACCTAGTCCTAATGCACGACCCTTCTCAGTGAATCGTACAGCTTTCTCAAGTCCTTCCTTCTTCTTGCCTGATTGGATAAACAATTCTGCCATACAATCCAAGAAAATAGTAGCCCAGAACACAGCATCTGTATCTTTCCATTCATCATACTTAGCTAAGTTCATTGAAGAGAGGACACAAGTAAATGTGTGATCAGCATCAGAGAATAAAGTAATCTCCGTACAAAGGTTAGAAGCCTTAACAACTAATCCCCGGTTCTTATACATATCCGGACTAAGGTCATTAACAGTATCAATCTTAAAGAAGTATCCACGCCCTGTTAGACGTTTCAATTCCATAACATCCATCCAACGCTCATTAAGCTCAGGATCACCAGCTTCTAAACGATCAATAGCATCACGAAAGAATACCCAACCAATATTATTACTATCTGGACTATCTTTAACATTCTTCAGAATTTCATGGAAGTCATCTGATTCAAAATCTACATAGTAAGATACAGCACCACGTCTGTTACCTTGACTCACATCTTTAGCTGATTGAATTAAGCCTTTGATAACGGGTAATGCACCACTAGCTTTACCACCAGCACTAATACTAGCACCACGAGGACGGATATTTGTAAGATTATAGCTAGTACCAAATCCATTCTTAGTTAGACATTCCATCTCTAAACGGGAAGCACCCATTCCATAAATAGAATCCTGAATATCCCCACCGCTACAACTTACAGATTCACCACGGTTAGTACCTGTATTTGCAAGAACTGGTGTACTCCCAGCAAGCCAACCATTCCATAACAACTCAAAGAATTTATCAAAAGATGTTGCTCTTCGTTTTAAAGGTAACATTTTAGCAGCTGTTTTAGCTACTCGTGTAAAGCAATCTCTTACAGTCTCCCCTTCGTATTGGTATGCATCTTTAAACAATTGGTAACCGCCTGATGTATACCAAGAAGGTGCTGTACCATCTTCAATAGCTTTTACTCGTTCTGCTTTTAAACTTGCTAATGCTGTTACACTAATCTTTGCTACTTCTTTTGACATTAAAATGAACCTCCTTTACGTTCTGCTTTAGGAACCCAACGGAATCCCTTACGGTTTACTTTACGGTTATACTCATTACCAACACCCGGAGTAAAGAAATCTTTAAACTGAACTGAGTTAATACCTTTGTAGAACCACTTCTCAATAGGGTTTTCATCCACAGAGAAAATTTCTTTATGTCCTAAACCTTGTAGGCAAAGATTCAAGCGACTCTTAATAAAGGTGTTAAGTTCCCATTCATTAATACCTTCGATAAGTCCTTTCTCGAAAATCTTATCTACTATCAAAGACTCATGATTTGATAGTTGAATTGCAGCCTCTATCATTTTAGCTTCATAGTAATTTTTAATCTCTAATTCTTTATCAGGGTTAAGATTTATTACTTCCTTAATCAAAGATTTGTAAGCAGCAGCTCCTCCCATTGAATGAAGATTCTCATCTCGTACTGAGAAGTTAATACCAGAAAGTAAAGCTGGAAGCTTGTTCTTACCTTCACTTTGGAAATGCTTTAAGAATGCAAAGCTAGAGTATAGTATTGCACCTTCAACCATTGAAAAGACACCTAGTGATACTAAAGGATCTTTGTGATTAATTTTCTTGTCCAGCCACTCTACACGAGATGTTAATATCGGGTCACGTAGGTATCGAGTATAAAACTCACGATTAGCTTCATGTACTATCTTATCCAATTCAGAATAGAATATTGTATGAATATTAGATTCAAAGAATGAGAAAGCATTACCCATGGTTCTTAGGGAAGGGCGTGGAAACATACGCTTAAATCTACCGCCCCAGTACTCATCACCTGCAAATACTTCATATTTAGTAAATAGACCTGTAACAGTATTCACACCATGCTTCTCAGCTTCTGTACACTCTACTAAGAAGTTTTGGAGATCACTTGATACATCCATCTCATCTGGTGGCCAAAAGAGACTACGTTGCTCTCTAGCAGCTTCCATAGCCCAAGGATAATCATTTACGATATATTCTTCTTCTTTCTGCATCATTTGTGGGTAACATTCGATACCTAAATCTTCATTACGAAAGGCATTGCCTAATACATCACTCAACTAATTACCCTCCAATGCGATACGTTCTTCTTCGGTATTACGATTAACGGCATCTTCATTATTGAATCCATTAGGGTATCGTTTAGTTAGTTTACGTTGGACAGCTTTTTGACTATCTTCTAAATCAAATCCAGCAGCTTTAGCAAATAACTGTGCATAAAATAGAACATCACCAACTTCTTCTTTACCATTAGTAAAGTCTAAAGGTGCTCCATAATAAATATGACGTTTAAGCATATCCGCTAACTCACCTACTTCTGTTAAAAGTCCTGTGATTGCATGTTGCATATCGAGAACAGCAGGGTTAGCTGTCATACGTTCTGCAATAGCTTTATAGTCTTTAGATTTAAGACGATCTACAAGATCTTCAAATGTTTCATTAAATTCAGGCATATTTACTCCTCAGTTAAGTTATTAAATTATTTGTAATTAGTACAAACATGGTTGTTGATCAATTGACGGTGTTGAATCCATCCTTTGAAGTTACCAGACCAGAAGTTACCTTCACGATCTTGGTGTGTTTTACCTTTTTCCCATCCATCACCTTTAGTCATTGTGTTTCGACTTAACTGATGCATAGGTGTAGCCTGATGCTCAAAAGGACTTGCATGTACAGGAGTCATATTAACAAGCATTTCCCAAATCTTCAAGGCTTTTTCTAAACTATCGTCATTCTTACGATAAGAAACTTGAGCACAACATGATGCAGAGATTTTCAAAGCTTCTTCCAATGTAAGATCCGTTTGATCTTCATCATCTAAACTATACATTTCATTACCATATTCAGGACAAACATAAGTAACTACATAAGGAAGATGCCATTGGCCCGGTGATAGTTCTTGAGCAACTGTATTTGTATCTGCTTCATACATCTTTTCAGCAAGTACACGGATCTCTGGCTGTGCATCTGTATGGCAACGTAACCAATAGAAGTTATCCATCTCTGTAGCAGTTACAATTGTTTTCATCATTTGAAAAGGTTCAAGAACACGGTTTACAATTTGTTTATGCAATCCTAGATTACGTAAGTAATTAGCACTATCTACTGCATCTTCAGAAGCGTATCCCCATTGTGCGATACAATCACTAGGATTGACATGTAACTCTTTAGCTTGCATACCTGATTGGTTAAGACCCCACTGAACAGGTACTGCTGGATTAGCTAATACATTATCCATCATTGCTTGAATAGGAATTGCTCGTGAACTTGCAGCATTACGACTGAACATACGATGAGTCATTAACTCACCATGGATGAATCGTGGATACTCTAATTCAAAAGTAATG